GGCCAATACCGGATCATAAGAGTGATCTATTGCATTGCTGTACACTATGTCCATGCGTCCAGTCCAGTCGGCGTTGACTTCATGGAAGTCCCACTGCACAGTCATGGGAAACTGGTCAGCCGTAGGACTGATCTCTGTGCCTATGATTTTGGCTTGCGGGAATGACTCTAAAAAATATCGTTGTTCTGTGGCATTTCTGGTACCATGACACAGTATATCCTTCGCTTGATCATGTCTGGCCGCTATGGTTACAATGGTGTGTCGATCCACCCAGACATTTTTGATCTTGCGCACATTAGCTTCAATCTGTGCGGCCACATACTCGTCGTGATTAGCATATTGATATATTTTCATTACTGTGTACCGGGTATTTTAACATAGACTTTTTTGGTGTCACTGACCACATATTGATCGCCAAACATTTCCTTGATGGCCTGCATGGTTCCGGGTATCCAGTCAACCACATCGTCAAACCAGATAATGCCTCCGGGTACCATCAAGGGCAACACATGAGCCACACTTTGTCGTATGGCACGATACTGATCACAGTCAATGTGTGCAAACGCTATGGGCGGCATGGGCACGGCACTGTCAGGAAACGTGCCTTTGATCACTGTGGCATAGGGCAGTCGTGATTTCACGGTGTCATAGTCTGTGTCACTGAAGTCGCCCACATCATGATGGTCTATGTCGTCCTTGAATGGTATGCCTTCAAAGGTGTCATACAAGAATACCTGCCGATCCTGTTTCTTTGCCACTTCACACAGGTGCCAGGCAGTTCCGCCTTGGTACACTCCCACTTCCATGAAACATCCAGGCGGTGTGTCCGCGGCCACTGTGCGCATTTCAGTTATGACCCGACCCTGTACCTTGGTAGGCAAAGCATCAGGGTAATATTTACGCATGTATTTGTCATTGCCGCCCATGAGATCCTTTATAATATGTGTATATTATTTAGCTTGCAGATTCGCCGACAAGTTGCATGAGTTGGTCAACGTTTTCACCACGGGCTGGCAAGAGATCTTTGAGAAAGAAATGCACAAAGTGTGCATCTGGCAAGCTGTCATCTGTGACAGCCTTGTACAGAGCATTCCAGCGCCAGTCCAGATTCTTCCTGGGCATGCCAGTTTTTTTCACCCACCAGTTCAACAGCATCTGATCTGTGCTCCAGCGGAAATAGCCCATGCCGTCTATAAAATCTTTGAACTCGGGTCTGGCCAAGAATTCAGCCGGAGTCTGCCCTAAAAGATATGGAGCGAACACGGCTGAGTTGATGACCATCATGCCCATGTTGTAAAATTCGGCACCCCAATCACCCCATACCCAGTCCACGTCGGTCAACTGATCAAAGGCCGCATGGCTATACTTGGTGATCTTTGATGCATGTTTGGCGGTGCAGGGCAGGTCTCTTTCAGCCACGGCCCCAAAGGCCAGAGTTGTAGGCAAATGATCAAAGATGTTGGGTGCAGTGTTTCGAATCAGGATGTCGCTGTCTATGATGGCTATCTGGTCATATTGATCCAGATAGGCAAATGCATTTTCTTTTTCAAATATGGGCAGATAACCCAATCGTTCCACTGCTTCACGGCTGCGCAGAGTACGAGTCATGTCTGGTCTGATGCGTAAAATAGGTTCACGCTGTATGATGTGTGTGATATCATAGCGATCACAATAGGTTGCAACTGAAGCTATGCACCGATCATACAAGGCACTGGTCTCGCCCACATACACCTGGTAAATCATTCTGCGACTCATGCTAGGTCTCTGGTAAAACTGAAAGCGTTTTGTCTAACCCGAACCAGACCTTGCTGATTGTGTGACACATTCACTATGCCGTCACACAGCATCCAGTCCGCAGGCATGGCTCCATGTTTGTTGACCCAAGCAAGGATCTTGCTGGCGCCCTGCGGAGAGATCACGTAGGCCCTAGCGCCTTCCCACCACTGTCCAGCGGCGATGGGCTTGCTGGGACGGAAACCTTCCAATTTGATCACGTCTGTGTCGAGCAACGTCATGAGAGGACCACGTACAAACTCCACGTCATGTTCAAAGATGGCCATGGGTTCATCTTGGTGCACACACTGATTCCACAGTTGCCAATGACTAAGAAAACAACCCTGTGTGCCAGGGCGAGACATGTACCGAACACATTTTTTGTGACCTTGATAGATGTCAATACCATGTTGTGCTAGATCGGTGGTACGTCCATCCACACCGGGCCAATAAGACAAATCCCAACCGTGGTCTTGGCCCGTGGTCATGGCATGCAGACTCCAGGCCTCGCTGAGTTCATGTGATTCTAGGCGTATGACGTAACCCTTCAACGCCACGATTCTACCTTGTTTACAAAGTCAGACTGATATTTTTTGTCGCCTTTGCCGGTGAAGAAACGCATGCCACGCTTGTTGCCCCAACTGCACCATAATATATCAATGGTTTCAAATTCTATGTTTCGAAACGCTTCACGCAGACAGTCTTGATCCATGAACCAATAGGCACCACGATCAAAAGTGGCCAGCAACAGATCACGGAAGTGTTCACGGAACTGCTGACCCGACGACCCTGTGCCTAGACCAATGCAACTGGCAATCAAGGTGCCAGGATCTTTGGGTTTGCGCATGGCCCTAGGAGACCGAGTAATTGAGTCAAATTCTTCAGGAGCAAAAGCTCCCTGCAAGATGGTATCCGCATCAATCTGTAGGACCTGTTGATCTGGACCAAACAGTTCGGCCATGCGCAAGAATCTGGCACAACTGTAGTAGATCTTTTTTTTGATTTCCGTCAGATTCGTGGTCTTAAGCATGCGCATGTTCATCTCATTCCTGGACGTGCTGGCAGACATGGGCATGGCATCTATGAACTGGGGCGTTAGTATTTCCCAGCTGTGAGTCACACGTTCGTGGGCTTCAAGATCTGTGGGCGGTGCCTGATCCAAGATCAGATGCACATGTACATGTATCCATGGAATCTGGCGCACTACGCTATGTATCAAGGGACGCACATAAAGATCGTAATAGACCATGTCACTGCTGACATAGATCATGCGTTGGCCTTGTGACCTGGTACCTTCTAGCGGGGGCAGGATCCAGGTCATGGGTTATAGTTGTGCCATGGATGCAAGGCTTTTGTCTACCCAGGGCAAAATAAGATCTTGTTGCCGCAAATAGCCATGCGCATAAATGCTACGGTCTGCTGATTCGGGCAGGAGTCCAAGTTCAGACAACTCATGCCAGGTAGTTGTTTTGGCATCCTGCGGCGCATGCGAGCTTTTGTAAACCACAGCATGGATCCAGAGATCAGCATGTGCCTGCCGGAAAAAACCAGATCGGCAGTCCCAACCCGAGGTGGCCAGCATGTGCATCAGGCTGACCATGGTGTGATGATAGTAACTGTGGGAATTAAGATAGTAGGCCAGTTGCCCACGTTGCGTCAGTATAGTCTGGGGTACACTCAGCACCAGCATGCCGCCTGGGCTGGCCATGTGCCACCACTGACTCAAGGTCTGTAAGGGATTAATAGCATACTGAAACGCATCGTGACACCATAACACATCAAATCCACCAGGATGTGGAACTATGGTTTCTTCAAAACTGCCTTGTTGATAGGCTATGTTGAGATATGGTTTGATGGAGTTGGGGGCCGGTACTACATCTATACCGTAACAGCGTATATTCAAGGGTTCAGGCACTTCGTCTCGGGTGGTGGCTGTGGCCCACCATATCAAATCATCACCTGCACCACACCCTAGATCTACCATGCTTCTGATACTGGCCATAAAATCGTCGTATTCATACAAGGCGTTTAACACCTGCAGACTATGACAATGGCTGTCACCAGGATGTACAAACTTCATACTTGTATGTCTTCCATGCCGGCTGCCCGCAATCTTACCACATGGCCCAGCATAAAGTTCTTGCTTTCCATGGCTTTCATAATTCCCAGCCAGCGATTACGCAACAGAGCCACTTCATTTATGATAGTTTCAAAATCAATCACTTCATCTTCACCATCCACATATTTTTCTGCGTCTCTGCTGGTCAGGGCTCTAGCATAACCTTCCAGATACTTTTGAAAATGCCTTCTGCGTATTTTTCTTAGTTGTATATTGAGATAGTTCAGCACTGCTTCTATCTCTTGTAGCTGGTTAAATCTGTGCTCAGTGATACCGGGCAAAGCCGTGATATTTTTTTCTACCAGGCCACCGATGCGACAGTCAGCCTTGGCCGACTCTAGTTCCTGTTCATAATAGGCAAGAAAATCTGGGATATTTCCCAAACTGGCCACAATCTTGCTATACCACATACTTTAGTTTCTCCAATAATACATTCATATCAATATTCGATCCAGGACAGAAAATGTTCTGGATATATGTTCAGACTCAGATCTCTTCTTCTGGCAAATTCTTTCACATATATTGACAGCTCTTTTCTTTGTTGATCGGTGCAGGGCTGGGATATGGTATTGTACACTTCTTGTTTAAATGATAAATTACTTTCCTGCAACGCAATTTTTAACTTGCTCTTGCTGACGTCGTCCAACACGTTTACATTGAGAAAATCTGGTACTGCGCAAAACTGGTGTTTAATTTCTTTGTCGGCAAAAAGTTTAACAAAATCAAGCAATCCAAAAATAGTCAAATTGCTAAGTACCGAAGAAAATTGATAATTGAATCCTTGTGTTTGTAATTCTCTGACATTGACAAGAAAATTGTCCCAGGTATTGCCATAACGATTGAATTCATAAAGTTGGTTGCAAGTTTCTCCACTAACAGCAATGGTTAATCTATCCTTATTTTTAATTTTTTTCAGCTGGGCAGAAAAACGTGTAGGATCTACACCCAATCCAGTATAACAGGTTATATTAGCAGAGCGACTGCCCAATTGATTTAATAAATCTGGCAAGTTATTGTACAGAAACGGTTCGCCACCAGAAATATAGATCTCTTTAACATCCGAGAAGCTTTGTATTTCGGTCAACAATATTTGGAAGCCATTAGATTCCTGATGTTCTTTTTGGCTTATTTGTATAACTAACCGGTCTTTGTTGTTAATTTGGAACCTTTCCTGATCCAAGTATGCGCCATGATTGGCAATATCTCTCAGCCAGGCTGAACTGTAATTTTTGCAACAATAAGAACAAGTCAGATTACAAGTTGACCCCAATACTATATTGAGTTTTTCTGGCGTAACCACATCAATGTTAACGTGTGTGCGAGACTGACTTTTCAACATCTGACGACGACTTATTAAATTTGCCTGCTCAGGTTTCCAGCAAACTTCCTCACAACTGACAACCGGCTGATTCAGCAACATCTGTTCTCGTTCTTTCTGTAGTACCGGAGTATTAAACAGCTGACCAGGGTGTTGCTTGATCCAGGTAATATCTATCTGGGCAGGACGGGCAGCACAACACGAAAAAGTTTGACGTTTTTCTAAATCAACAGAAAGCCAAGTAAATTTTTCACTACAATAGAAGTCACCCGAAGTTGATTGAGGCATTAGTAGTCTTCGTCTTCTTCGTCTTCATCGTACTCGTCTATCTCTTCATCTTCTTCGTGATCTTTAAGATAACTGGCCAAAGCATGCTTGACTTCGGTGTCTCCCTTGAATGTGTTTCGAATTTCGTCAGCTGACGCATCGTTGTCAATCAACACACTGACCAATGTTTCTGCGGCGTCACCACGATCTTGTGGATTAACATAACGCTTGAGTTCGTCCCAAATTTCTTTGCTTAATTCTACCGACATCCGTTATTCCTCCGAGGCTGTTTCTTCAGTACTTACCGTTTCTTTTTGATTTGCAAAATCGGCCATGACCTTGTCCAAGCAACCTTCTTCATTGCTTTCCCAGGCCTTGCGGAACTGTTTGATGATCTCGCCATCTGAAGTCACAAACATGAGTCGATTACCATCTTTCTTGAGCAGGCCTTTCTTTTCGGCCAGATCAGTCAATCCGCTGTAGGGATTCATACCTGTTTCGTACGGAATCTTGACCTGCATACCTTCAAAAGGTTTGGCATAGCGTGTTTTCATTACCTTACAACCGGCACGGATGCCCATGACTTCAGAGATCTTGTTGCCATCCTCGTCTTCTTTGAGTTTCATCTTCTTCATGGCCACAACAATACTTGACGCATAGATAAAGCCCTGACCGCCTGATATTTTATCATCAGGATCAAACATGTCTTGACTTGCGTATGTGTGGTTGGTACAGACCATTCCAACGTTGTAGCCACCAAACATATTGACTGAGTTGCGAACAAGACTTGTAAGTGCCTTGGGTTTACGACCCATATCACCTTTCATGTCACCGGCTTCAAATTGGTTTACATCAGTTGGGGTCAATAACATGCCCAACGAGTCGATAACCCACAACACCTTCATGCGCTCGCCGTCGGGCAAGGCCTTATAATCAATCATGAATGTTGAAATAGCTTTGGCCACGTCATCAATCATACTCATGTTTAATTTAAGCAATTTGTCTGGGCCTGTGTCTACGCCAAGTGCGTGTAGCCATGTTTCATCAAGTGCGTTTTCTGTATCAACTAGGATAACAAAGATGCCTTGCTCTTGTGCGTTCTTGACAATGTTGCCAGAACAAATATAACTTTTGCCTGCACCGGACTCGCCGGCAAACACTGTGATCTTGCCCAGAGGAATACCTTTGTTAAAGTCTCCTGAGATGAGATAATTCAAGGCAAAGTTGCCTGTTGAAATCCAGTCAGTTGGATCATTAAATCCAATGCTCAGACCTTCGATACTTTTTGTGATGTCCTTGCGGAACTTGCTTATGTCAAATGGTTTGCCCATGATTTTCCTTTTTCTTAGTTTAAAACAATTTTTACTCGATTGTTATCTCGAGAATTTCTGTACAAAATTTTTCTATATTCAAACAACTTTGTTTCAATGTCTAGTATGTTGGCAATAGGTAACTGTGTAGTTATCATTGGAACATCGTGCTTCTTCGACCATTCAATCAACTCCGGGCTATACAAAATAGTCTGTGGCTTTTGCAAATTTAACTGAAATGAAAATTCCAATGTTTCATAATTATAATGGTCTTTGTACAATAAGTCACTGTCAAAATACTCAAATTTATTGTAATACTGCCGGCCAACATAGGTATATCCAAAACTAAAATTCACAACATCGTTGTTGGAAACCATGGTGTCTATATAAGGGTTTGAAAAAACTTCCCACTTGTTGTCTGCACTAAATTCTAAATTTTGTTTGTTAAACGAACTTTCAAGACGATGAACTCCCATGTTAACTTCTTCATAAGGGTAAATGTACCCCAATTTTTCCAATACTGGTGCTATTGGTATAGTCCGTATATGGTCAGGATATAACTCATGCAACTGATTGCCAATCCTTGCCAAATCTGAAATATTACTAAATCTCAATTGGTCAATGTTGACTGATTTTTTTTGTGAAAACACCCAATCACAGTGAGTTTTATTTAGAAAATTCTGATCTAGATAGTTTTCTAAATTTGTATGTTGATCAAATGTTTGTCCTGTTAATGAATACAACACTTCGTTGGTTTTTGAAATTGCCCAATGCAGATGTGTAATTTTTTTGTCAAGATCCTTGTACAACATTTGACTATTCGAAAAAGAATTTTGTGTTTGTTGATTAGAATAGTCTACAAAGAATTCAAACAATTTGTGATTGTACTTTACCTCAAAAGGCAGAGTATCGCCAGATTTGTCAAATACCAAGGAAAATTTCATATGTGTAGTAGTTTAGTCCGGGTGTTACACCCGGACTATTTTTGATTACTGCTTTTGTCTAGCACGAATCATGGCCAAAATATCTTCGGCTTTCTGAGTTGCCGGTTTGGCTTCTACCGGTGCTGACACCGGAGCATCATCCTCGTCGTCAAAACTGCTGGCCGCTACCGGAGCCGGTTTGGCCGCCGGTGCTGGAGCATCTTCGTCGGCATGTGTGGCACTGGATACACCTGCTGGAGCATTGACACCTGCTGGGCGGAAATACTGACCCCAACGTTCGGTATCATAGGTCTGTCCGTCTACTGACGCTTCGAACATTTCCTTGATGACCCGGACTTCTGCCTCTGAAGGTTTCTTGGGCAAGAATGTACTCAAATCAAACAGACCGTGTTTTTCAACCGCGGCCTGTTCAGCTTCTGCAAGGGCCGATTCTTTGCGTGCCCACTTTGAACTGTTGTAGTCAGCAAAGCCGCCTTTGGATGTCTTGCTGATACGGAAGTCCAGACCACGCATCAAGTCTGTTGGCAATTCTTCCAGTTCTGGATCCATCAATGCACCTTTGATAAGTGTAAAGATCTGAGGACCAATGATGAAACGGCGGATTGGGTTTTCAGGAGTCTTGTCGTCAGCAAGTGGATTCTCGCGAACAAAACCCTGGAAAATATAACTGCGTTTTTTCCAATATTTGCGACCCATATCTTCCAGAGCCTTGTCCTTGAACCAGGTGCGTACTTCCGTCAGCACTGGGCAGGTCTCTTGCCACATCTCCATGCACGGCACTTGGACGTAGACTTGTTTAGAATCTGCTTCGCCTTTGATGCCATTGAATGGCAAGCGGATCATAGCCCGTTCTTGCCAAAAGAATGTGTTCTTTGAATTACCATCAGGCAAGAAACGGAGCGTGGCACTTTGGCCTTCTTCCATGTTCCAATGTGGGTAAATCGAGTTGTCACCGCCTGTGGAGTTTCCGCCTTGTTTTGATTCGCTAGCGGCTAGTCTTGCGCGAATTTCTGCTAATGATGCCATAGTTAAGTTGCCTTTCTAAAGTTTACTATGTGTTGCCTATCTAAATGTTTAGATGTTACGTTGCCTGTGATGCTAACAAAAAAGCGCATACACTTTTACAAGTATACACGCTGGTTTGAGTAGCGTCAATGAATATTTATGACGCGGTTGTTCTAATTACAAATTTACTTGCGCATCATGCCTGATAGTTCTTTTAGACGATCCAGGAACGTGGTGTCTTTGTCTACCGGCTTCATCCGGCCCGAATGTCCGTACTGTCCTGCCAATGCACTTTCTTCCATACCGCACTCTTTGAGTCCGTGTGTTGGACACATTTCACCAGCTTCGGTCATGTTGCAACGGCTGGCTTCATCCAATTCCTCTGCAGGCACACCATCAATGTCGGCCGGTGTCACACCTGGATTGGCTGTTTCTGACACTTCCGGTTCATAGTCCGGAGCTGGCTGTTCCTGCTCAGGAACTCCGGCTGTTTTAAGAATACTAGCCAAATCATCTTGATACTCTGGATAGTCTGGTTGAGCAGTGCCGGCCGGATCTTCAGTTTGGTCCTTAGGATCCTTGACAGCTTCTTTCATGTCTTGATCCGTATCTAGATCAGCCGGAGTCTGCTCAGGCGGATTCATCTCTGCTGTGGCGTCAATGTTCAAGCTGGTGATCACTTTCATTACATCTGGATCCGAATCTAATTCTTGCATGCGGTTCAAGATGACTTGACGGGCATCAGCATTGGCATCCCGATCAGCCAATGCCTGCAGTTGATCAAACAACACGTCGTCACCCAGGAGGTCATACAGTTGTTCTTGAGCATTGGTAGCGTCGGCACCCACGGGCAGATCTGTACTGAGTAGTTCAATCAATTTCTGTTGTTTTTCTGGCGTGTCTGGTGTTTGCCAAGTTCCTTCCATGAGCTGGTCAGCCCATGATTCAAATATTGCGGCTTCTTTCATAGCGTTTTCCTGTTGTTGAATCCTAGCAATCAACGGCAATGCTTCTTCAATGCGTTGATCGATGCTTTGTGTTACAAATAAATGTTTGAGTCCTTCAATCACAACTTCTTGTTCTGACAGTTCCATGGGCGACCATGACTCAAAATATCGTGTGTATCCTGTTCTTGTGGCCAGGCTCTTGAGATTGTGTCGTAAGTTTTCAAAATAGTTAGTGGCCTGCTCTACCAGAGTGGCTGTGTCACCTTCCAATAACCGGCCAGCATTGGCACGTTTGAAGCGACTCAGCACTGTGAGTTCTGTGACCATTTCTGCAATGTGTTGTCCGCGAAGGTCGTAAGGGCGACCACCAGCACGCACATGCTCCAACATGGCCTTGCCTGCTGTGAGGTTACGGAAAGGTAACTTGTAGCGTTCACCTTCGGCTGTTTCAATAAACAGGCTTTCTACACAACGGAATCTAGCTTCGCCTTCGCCCATGACCCGTTTGTGTTTGATCATGAGTCGGCTCTCTGTGGCTCCAGCATTCCAACTTACGTCTCGTTTGCCAGACCATGACTCAAATAGGCCTTCCTTGATGGCGGCCTGCCCTTGCATGCTGTAACGCAAACGGTTGAGATTTTTGATGCCAAAGCTCATAAAATTACGGGTGGCAAAGTTTTTGAGCTGTTCCAAAAAACCAAACCAGTCGTTTTTGTCTGTGCCTTCTATGCCGCGGCCCACGTTGTCCGAGCAATAAACTTCAAGTTCGTTGTTGTCACCCAGCATGATCACAACTGTACCATAATCCTGGCCGCTTTGGGCACGGAAATCAAAGCTGAATATTTCTGTTTCGGCAGGGTCTTCTGCAGGGCGACCTGTGGCATCCAGCATTTCTGGATCAAAATCTCTGCTGATCAAAAGGTCAAACAATTTACGAGCGGGTGTAATATCTGCCATAGTAAGTTATTTATCGCAATACTGCTATGAACGGCATGGGTGGTCTAATCTCATCGCCGTGATCACGCAGTTGATTATTGATGTCACTGTCATAGGTCTGGAGCAACTGTAACATGCGTATGGCCAGTACTGTGCTCATAACAAGATCGTCAGTTTCGCCGGGTTTGGCTGCATAGCCCATGCCCGAAGCCACAAAAGTTTTGAGCTCTGAAACCAGGCCCGAGCTACGTATTTTCATGCGACCGGTTTCTACCAGCAATTTGAGCTTGTTACAGGCTGCCAGTTTGGGCTTGTTGGTGGTGTTGAATCCTTTGCGATATCTGCGATTGCCGCCACCACTGGGTTCGCTGAGAAAATAGCCTTGGATATTTTCTTCTCCGTATTCGGCTATGCTGATCAAGGCAGCTTCGCCAATGGTGTTGTTTTCTATGCTGAAGTAGACTTTTTGCGGATTCTGCACAGTTTCATTGATATGGGCACAGATACTGGTCAAAATACGTACCTGTTCAGGTATGGTGGTTCTGTTGTGGCGCCATTCGGCCACCTGTTCAGTGGTTTCGGCTTCAAACACCTGTATGGCCGCAGGATCGCCACCGGTACCCAGGCTGGGATCTAGAGCTATCACATAGGTACGATCTTTCCTGGGTCGTTGATACCAGCGCACCTGTCCGGTTTTATACAAGGGCTCGTGTCCTTGTAGATCTATCAGCTTGGCTGGAGCTATAAGCGTTTCATCGTTGATGATAAATTCGCATCCCATCTCTCGCCTGAAACGATCTTCGCCTAGCTGTGCTCGTTGTTCGGTGGCCCAACGTTCATCACGGTCTGGATGTTCGTTCCAGTAACTGCGATAGGCACGGAATCCATTAATGCCCAGATCCGTGGGATTGCCAAACTCATCTTCGCAACGGTTGGCGCCTTTCCATAGCAGAGCAAACTGATCTTCGTCTGAATTTGGTGTGCTAGTAATAATTGCTTTACCACCAGTGGCCAAGGTCGGACTGATAGAGGTCCAGAATTCTTTGGCAATACCGGGACGAACAAATGCAAACTCGTCTGCGTATAACAAGGATATACTCATACCACGACCGGTGTTTTCTGTTGTGGTTGTTGAAACTATTCTTGATCCGTTTTCAAAATCCAAGTTACCTTTGTTGTAACTGGTGCAACCTGCACGTATGTGATCTGGACATAGTTCATAAGCGTATCGGATACGTTGCATGATTTCCTGTGAGCCTGTGTATTTGTGTGCGGCAATTAGGATGGTTGAGTCTGGTACGAACATGGCATACCACAACAGGTAACCTGCTGCCGAAGTCGACTTACCGGTTTGCCTGGGCATCATGCTGATGCTAAATCTATAATTGTGATAGGTATGAATCAGGCGTGATTGATATTCGAACGGGTGGTACAGCATCTTGCCACGTGTGGGATGCTGTATGTAAAAAAAGTTGTCCATGAAATATTCTGGACCGGTAACTGGATCAGCACATTTTAAAAATTCATCAAGTTGTTGGTCAGTAAACGTAGTGCGTTTGTATGGAGCCTTGACCAGTGCGCTCTCTGCAGTCATACCAACTCCTTGAGCATGTTTTCTGCTGGCATTGGTTGAGCATAAAATACTCCAACATGCCGAGGTTTTTTTATTTTATTGAACATGGACTATTTAATAGGTACTAACCAGGTGTAACTAGTAAGTCTATATGAATTTTTGGGCACTGGTTCCAACATGCCATGCCATTGCAGATGGCGATAACCAGACTGATCTGGCATGTTGATCATGGCATAGCCCGAATTGCTTGTAAACTTGTGGCGGAATCTCACATTGTTACGATTTTTGCTATGATAAAATGTGGTGCCTAGCCCACTGTCTCCAATCCAGCTGATGTGTAAACTGCCTGGCATTTCACCATCAGTGTGTATGGCACATGTAAATCCAGGCTCGTCTAACCAAAATGCTGTGCCTGAATAAGATTGTAATTTTACACCCAAACTCTGTTCTAAAACTGGCCAACTTTGTAAAATTTCGTGTTGCCACTGATCCAACCACGGCAGATATTTGTCTACAACAAGCCTACGAGGCCAATTTTCTTGTCCAGGTTGTTTGACAAATTCTAGATCCATCCAGGGAGTAGAAAGAACCTTTTGCTCCAGTTCAGAGGACACTATGTTGCTGACCATGTAAAGATCTGCATATTCGTCTACTGGGGTTATTTGCATAGGAACTCCAGTTCTGGCCATAACATCTCAAACTGTCCTTGTTGATCTGTGTGATAAATTGTTTCAATCTTGTTTGTATGTTCGGCAAACTGATTTTTCAAATCCTGCACGGAATTAAAATTTTGTTGAACTTGTTGGAAAAAATCGCGTTCTGAATCTAGACAGATATCCAATGTCAACAAGTGCTCAATTTCTTTTTGAGCCAATGACATGGTTGCAGAACCTAATTTTTGTGGATCTAAACAGTCTGGCTGATATAAACTTTGCCAATGAATAGTAAATCCTTGACTTCTTGCAAACTGGGTAAATTCAACCAATCGTGTGGCATTGTATATGTTGTAGACAGCATGTATTCCGCCCCAATGACCTTGTTGATCAAACAGGTTGTTGATAACCTTTAAATTTTTTAACAACAGGTTCCAACTGGAACCGTATCTTACATATTCAAAACGTGATTCAATGTTGTCAAAACTCAGACTCCATCCCACTTGACTGCGTGTTTTTAATTTGTTAAAAATTTTGTTTGAGGCCAAATCAACCGACACATTGGTTATCAATGTCACTATGCAATCATCTGGTATGACATCTAACAGTCGTTCGTTTTCTGGCAACAACAATGGTTCACCGCCGACCAAGGCCACTTCACGTATGGCCGACCGATGGTGTTCGAGATAATCACAAACCTGCTGATAATATGGTCTTGCACCTGACTTGAATGGCACCTGTTGCAATGCGGCCCATTTGCTCGAACATTTGTCGCCACAATAATTACAGCTCAGATTGCAGGTAATATTCCAACGCACATCAATCAGGGCAGGACGGTGTTCGTCGTCTGGTGCTGTTGTTGGGTCAAATTCTGGACTGACCGTGTTGTGCCAATCGCGTTCACTGCGACCATAGCGTTCAGCTTGGATGCAATTGTGGCAATATTGCTCATGTGGACGGCCTTGCCGAATAGTTTGACGTATTTCTTGCATGACAGGACCATGCAGAATACTTTCTATGCTTTGAGTATTGAGATTGCCCAGCATGTTGGGATCGCCTGCACAACAGGTTTTGACATCACCACGCGGATTGATGTGTAGGCCTCGCCAAGGGGCGGCACAATAGAAATTGCTCATACTGCTATTTAACTACAGGGTTTTGGTAGATATATTATTGACACCAGCTCTGCTTGGCATCGCCGTAGTATTCACGTGCAAAGCCGTTGCGGATCAGTTCACTACGTAGACTGACACCGTCCAGGATCATGTCGCCCAGCACACGGCCGCCGAACTTGTCCCAAGAATACAATACGACCTGATGCTTCTTGGTGCTCTTTACAGCATTTTTGGTAAATTCACTGGCGGCTTGACCGCGAGCATCTTCGCTAGGGCACTGGGCACGATGTCCTTTTTCTGGAGTGTCTACACCAAACACACGCAAAGCCAGTTCAGGTTTGAGTGGAGCAGGCAGGAATGGTGCACTAATTACAATGGTATCACCGTCACTCACTCTGATGATCTGTGCGTCATAGGTGGCAGAATTCTTGGGCATTTTTTGTGCCATGGCCAAACATGGAATGAGTAAAAGAGTGAGTAGTAGTTTTTTCATATTTGTATCTAAGCTATTTGGTAGGTGCCGGAGATATCAAAGTGTGCTCCTGACTGCCATGCACCAACAGCCGGAGTGTTGAATTTCCAAACTAGATCAGTGGTGCTCCCAGAATAATACAGTTTCATAACTGTAGTGCTGTCAACTGTGTCTACAATGCCGGCAATATGATACAGAGCCGGAGCACCAGCGCCAGCTGTTTGATGCAGGGAGCCGCCGGCCAGTCTAAATGTGTTTAAAGCTGAGGTAGGCAGTGTAATCTGATAACCTGTGCTGCCAAAGTTGGTGACCCCTGCAAAATCCACATACACATGTATAAACATCAGCGGACCCATACGCACAAAAGATGCCGTGGCGGTGCCACCAGCAAATGTGCCGGATCCGTCAGTGAACTGTGGGTTGAATGTTGTGGTGCTGGTAACACCAGATCCGTAGGCGACCAAATTTAGATTTCCATTGACGTTGCCCACATAGATATCTTGTGTCAGTTGGTTGACCACTAATTCACTAGGTCTTGCAACGCCATTATAATTAGCGATGGTTTCCTGTGCATTGTCTTTCATTACAGCACGGCTTATGCCGGTAATGTCATCATATGGTGGTGGTGGGCTGGCCATTATCTTGGGTATCCTTTGAAACTATTTATGGGGCTTCGGGTTGTGACATAGGCAGGTTCTTCACTGTCGTCTGTGCTGACAGCTATTTTCCCACCTTTGATGTCAGTCATTTTGAGTGCTAGATCTATTACAGGATCCACTGTTTCATCAAAGCCAGCAATAATTCCATACATGCCCATGGCACTTTCTGTGTTCCACTTGGGCAGGTCTTTTCCGGGGCCGCCTAGGTCGGCTCGAGCACGAGCCATGGCCACACCAAATCTGTAACTGCGGTACGCATCGTTGTTTCTTAAACCTGGCAACATGTAGGTGTCATGCATGGGGCCTGCGGCCTCTGGTGGCAACTTTGCACGACTTTCAGACACAAACTCTCTAGCTCTCATCGGGGGTATCCTTGGAATGCTATTACAGGACTGTGTGTGTTGGTACTGGGTACCTCTTCTGAGTCCATGTCGCCTGCATTCAAATCAGTGTATTCTGCCCCGGCTGCACGGAATGCTTGTTTCAGCATTTCGTGTTCAATTTCAGTGTAAGGATAAGCACCACGTTTTTTTCCTATCCAACTTTTTTCATCCATGTCCAGCACATTGCCCGATCCGTCGGCCATGGCCGCCGCCATCATCACACGATTCAATGTGTAGTCACTGTTGCTACGTTCTGCATCGCCAAATACGGTCAGCCCTCTGGTAGCAGATTGTCTGCGAATGCCAATCTTGCCGTCACGTTCAGCAATAAACTCGCGGGCTCGCATGATCAGGCTCCGGTGCCGATCACGCTTTCTTGTGCAGAACTGGCTGTGCCCAGTTCCAAGGCTGTAAATGGTGTGCCGGCCACTGTGACTTTGTTGCCTGCTCCTGAGTAAACTTCAAATATGGTGTTGGCTGGAATTGAGATTGGTGCTGAATAGATATTACCAACAGGTGCAGCACTGCCTAGAGCAGTGGCATAGACTTGATAGGTAACTGCGTTGGCACCTGTTGAGATTTGTAGTTTGTCTGTGTAGACTGTGGTGTTACCTAGTGTTGTATATACGTTTGCAGCCATTTTATTTTCCTTTGTTTACCACGCACGGCAAGACCAATATCGCGCCTTGGTTTTTGGTCCTGGGTTGTCGCAATTGTGTCTTGCTCTAAAACTCTTTCTACGAGCCGGATTAGATTTTTTTATCTTCATGGTCTTTTGACCCAATCGTTTGGCAGTTTTGCCGCCGTGACCAAAGTTTACTTTTTTGATGTTGCCAGTAGCAGGGTCTCGCACATACACTTTTGATTTTTTTACATCTCCCGCCATGGGTTTGTTGAGAGCGACTTCACGACCTTGATACTTGGCTTCGTCTGTGGCCAAGCGTTGTGCGGCATCAATCGCAGCTTCTTTGCCAGCTACCACGGCCGCATCTTGATCGTCTTTCAACTGCTCTGTCTCGCCAGTGGCTGTGCGCCAAAATTCTTCAATCCAGTCTTCGTCACCATAGCGGTCTTTGAACTGTTCTAAACTCATGCGTTCTGCATTCTTCATCATTTCGTGCTTCATGGCGCCTTCACCTACTAGTGTGCCGTAGCCCATGGTCTCAAGTATCACACCTGAATCGCCTTCATCAGTGTCTTCCAGTGTGGCCCATTCACTCAAGGCTGCATTGATTTCTGGGGTAGAATCTAGAAGAATACAATCGTCGGCCACTTCGATTATGTAGGTTTCAATCAACACACCGTCGTCTAGTTCAATGGCAAAGGTGTCACCTGCAGCAGGCGATGCCATCCATTGTTCACTTTCAGCGATGTATTCTTTTAGTGTTTTCATTGATTCTTGTAGTTGTTGTATAACTTAAACAAGTTGCGCTCAATTTTTACAGATTCTTCCATTGATGCTTGTCTACGCAGTTGGCTGGCAATCACAGGAACTGTTGTTTGTCCAGTTGATTTAGGACCGTTTAAGCCGCCTGAGTACTGTAGTGCATTGTCTGATGTTTCTGTATTGGTAGGCCAGTCTGGTGAGTTCTCGTCAAGTGCTTCACAGCCGCAAGGTGCTTTGCCACAGGTACCACAGCTTTCTGCGTTGTCGTGACCGCCGATGCCGGCCATCTTTAACAATGCGGCAAGTGCTTCAGCATCGTCGCCGTCGGCACTGACTGTGATATTCTTGCTGGGTTGACCATCTGGGCCAGTGTTCATGTTCACTGTGATATTCATGCCTTCTGTGAGCAACTTTGTGAGCTGTTTGTTGTAGTTTTCGTACACACTGCCACCAAAATCGTAACCACCTTTGGATTTTTTCTCTTTAGGTGTTTCTGCATCTGCTTCTTTGACTTTTTCTGGTAGGCCTTTGTGCTTGGTCTTGGCAAAGTCTTCGGCATCTTTTTTGCCCATTGTCTTGGCTACCTTGGCTACTTCTTTGCTGGATGGCTTTTCGCCTTTTTGTGCTGAATGAACCATGCCCATAAAACGCTGTTGTTTTTTGCTTACAGCTTTTTCTGCCACAGGTTCCGCATCATTTTTTTGTTGTTGCATGTATTGATTGCTGGAATTGATATAGTCCAAGGCCTTGGTGATCTTGCTTTGAACCCACTCTGGCAGATTCTCATCGTCACCCAGGATACTGTGCAATTCTTTGGCTGCCATGGCAAGACTTTGTAAATCATCTTTGGCCATGTCGCCTTCACGATCGTATTCACCTTTGTTGATCAATGAAATGCTTTCAATGTCTTCACTGCTCATGTTGCTGGGTGTGTTCATCATAACGCCATCAGTGTCAAGATCTTCCTTGGTTTTTTCTTTTTTCACACGCTGGCCACCCACCATCTTGTACTTGGTGCTGCCCTTGGTCACACGCTCAGGACCTTTTTCAGGACCTTTTGGACGGCCTTTTTTCTTGGGACCTGTGTCAACTTCTGTGTCGTCTTTTGGTTCATCTTGAACCTTACGAGTATAACGCTTGCTGTAACCGGTATCTTTGACATCATAGCGTGGATGTTCGTCTTTGGTGGCAAACATTGATTTGGCCACTTCAGGATCAAATGCTGTACCTGCACCGCGACTTTTCTTTTTGTCAGCGGCAGCTTTTTTCATAGTTTCTTTACGGTTGCCGTCCTTGTCCAGGTCAATGTAGTCCGGCTTGCTTGCTTCACGCACTGTTTCCATGTCGCCGTCGCCATCTAGGTCGGCTTTCTTCAAACCTTTTTCTTTGGCAAGCCTAACTTGATTACCAAAATAATTGCCTTCTTCCATGTCAGCTTCGTCCATCTTGTTGTAGCGATTGCGAATCTGACTCATTTTGTCTTTGCTGGCGCCTTCGCGTCCGGCTTTGCGAAGTGCATCCATACCGGCTTTGCCATATTTTTTGTCGCCAATGTAGGCTTGCAATGCTGACTCATCCATGTCGCTTTCTTCTACACTTTCTTTGGCACGCAACTTGTTCAACACAGCACCGGCCACACGTTCGCCTGCGGCCTTGCTACCATATTCTTTGCCTGCTGATTTAGCAATCTTTGAAAACATTTTTCCTGGCTTGCCAATATCTTTGCCAGCGGCAGCCTTTTTAGCTGAATAGTCGCCTGTACTGCCTTCGGCCACAGCAGGTTGAGCACTTTCTGTAAGCTCTTGTTTTTTGGCTAGGTCAGCCAATCGTTTGTTTAGGTCATAAAAAAATGTCATGCTGTTATCCTCTTGGGTTGGCGCCAGTGGCTGGACGTGGTGGGCGTTTGACCTTGGTCATAGGGCTTGATGTGCCCATTGGCAAATCGTTTGTGGTCCGGGCAGGTGGTGTCTTGCCACCAGCCACGGTAAAATCACTGCGGTAGGCATTCTTCAACACAGCATGCTCGTCATAGGGTGCTGAGTAATCTTTGCTGAGTGCTCGTTGTTCTGCGTCCGGTGCAGGATAGTCAGTATCGGTCAGCAGGTCTTTGTTTTCTTCTTCAACCTTTTCACGCTCTACATTCAGGCTGTCTTCATAGGCCGTGGTCAACAAACGCACACGGTTGGGATCAAGTCCCAACAGTTGAGCAATCTGTTGGATCTGTGGCTCAATGGCCGGATAGCGGAATTCACAGTCCATGCAACTCACACTTTCATTGGCATGTGCAGGAAAGTCTGCAGGTTTGAGCTGTATGGGCGTTTTTTTCACAGCGCCAATTTTTACAGGATCAAACTGTTGAAGTTTTTCCTCCAAGGCTTTGATCACCCCAGGTTCAACATCGCCCACAATTTTCATGCGATAGTTGTAGGTTCTTTGGCTTTCGGCCAGGTATTCTTGAAAATTTTTCATATTTGTATCCCTATACGATATTTATGCTTTGTTATTGTTTTGGTCTCTTGTGCTCATGAGTCGTTCCAACAAATCGTTGCGACTCAGCACCTGTCCGTGTGCTGTTTCCACAGGTTCATCACCACTCTTGCTGGCCTGGTCCTGATCCATTTTCATCTTTTTCAACTGTAGATCTACCATTTTTAGCTTTTTGTTCAACTTGGCAGTCTTGGCTGTGAGCGCATGTCCCAGCATGGTTCCGGCCACAGCAAATATTTCTGACGCATAGCGGCTGTCCACATTGAAACCCAGATCCATCAAGTTGTCAAAGGTTTCCTGGGCTTTGTTAGCCAAGTCATCCAACTCGCCATCTCCGGCTTCTAAATCACGCACCATGGGCAAGGCTGCATCTATCTTGTCTATAGTAGCATCTATCTGCGCCAACTGACTACGGGTTTGTTCAGTGGCGGCCGCGGATTCAGTAGTTTCGCTTTCGCAACCACTGGGCGGCAGATCAAAAAGTTCTTCTAATTTCCTCGTCATGACCTATTTACCGGTCTTTTTGCTGCCTTGATGGAATATCTGATCTTCGTTGATCACTCTAAATGTGAGCCCGTTGCGTCGAGCCCATTTGGTTGCAGAATCCCATTTGGCGTAGTTGACAGCTACTATAGCACGATCTCTATCTGTCATTCGGCTTTCAATCAGGCTTTGTTTTTTGGGCTTGATTTCTATCAGTTCTGCTCGAGTTGTGTTGTCACGTCCACGGTAAGTCACAAAAAAATCTGGCACATACATGCTCTGTTTTCCTGTGATGGGATTTCTGTAGGGTATGGTGATGCTTTCACTGGCCCACTGTACGATGTTGTCGTTGCTGTCAAGAAACATCATGAAGGTCAGTTCCCAGCCAGATCTGTATCTGGGCGTGCCCTTGCCCACATACTTGCCAGGATTCTTCACTGTATAGATGCCTTGACGAAAATTGGGCATGATTATGTTCTGATATTACGAGATACGTAGAAATTTGCTTGAGTGGGTGTGTTCACGCCCAGCAAGGTACTGGAGCTGCGTACGCCATTGAGATAATAGGCCAAAGTAAGATTTATTTGTGGAGCAGTTTGACCTTGAAACTGTTGCAACAGGGTCATCACAGGTATGCTAGATTGCTGGCTAACTCGGAACAGGCTCACAGTAAAGTTACCGGCGGCCTCAGCTGATCGAAAAACTGATTTAAAATAACTCAATACAGCATCATACTCGTCCACCGGCACTTGTTGTTCGTAGCCGTAAAATCTGTCAAAGATTTGTACTGTGAGATCGGTCTTGGTATTGATAGCATTTACCGATGCCATGATCAACCTCCGCTAATTAGATTTCTAAGTTTGGTAGCAGCGTCCACACCGGCAGGGGTGGGGAAATTCATGCCGCCAGTGCCGTTGGGCACTTGTCCAATGCTGCCAGGCACACCAATGCCAGCAGCCACGCCAAGGCCGGTGACCAAGGCCGCTCCCAAGGCGCCTGATCCAGCCAATTGACCGTTTAGGAAACTGGCCGCTGACGGAACCAAGGCTTGTCCTACTGCACCCAACACATTTTGCAGAGTATTTTGTCCAGTGGCCAGGGCCTGTAGATCTTGCTTGCTTCCATTGGGGCTGGGTCGTATGGTTCCCTGACTTTCCACTGTGGCAGTGCTGCCAGGTGGAGCAATTGGACTTGGCACCACATCATAGTGCGAAGGATCAGCAAATCCTGTGACCGGATCACTGGGTTGTGCGCCACCAACCGCTCCTGAATAGTACTTGACATTTTCATAACGTATGCTCATGGTATGAGTCATAATACCGTTGCCTTGACCATAGTCATAGGTGTCATGAGTCCACTCAGTGATCAACGGGTTGATCATGGTGTACTGAGCATAGGTCTTTTGACTCATGCCGTAGATGGTGATGTCTCTGAAGAAAGGTTCTTGTCCGCTGGCTGGGCCAGTTAACAAACTGCTGGCAAGACTTTGCAGACTAGGATTGTTGTAGCCTTGCCCATTGAGGCCCCATTTTTGTACAGGTCTACTGGCTGAATAGGTGTCGTTGCTGTTGTAACTGAATCCACTGAGTGCGGTACTGATTTCTCCCAGAGTACCACTCTGGTTGGGTGTGTTGCCATACCGGTAGACTGGATCGCTGTAGTAGTACTGATAGTACTGGTACCACATGTTGCGTACCAGATCATTGTGATCATCATTGAACACAATTTGAGCAGGATTGTAGTTGATCTTGGTCTGTACCAGACGTTTGCGATTGTACTGGTTCATGGTCTGTACATCAATAGCGTAGCCGGGCAACTGTGCTGTTTTGACTGTGAGTCCGATGGTGCTGCTTTTGCCGCCCGAAGTCAAGTTGGCCACTGCTGGTATATTGGTGTTTAAATTGAAATAAACATAGAATAAAAACTTGTTGCGAGGTGCAAGATCGTAGCCGCCGGCTCTGAAAGTTTTTTCCGCGTGGCGATAGTCGCGAACGCCTTCGCCAGGAGGAAACGGTTGGAGGATGTTTTGGCCGAACGCCATAGGCTGTTAGCCTGTGGCTACGTTGTTGACTGTCAACGGAATTGACGCACCAACACCTACATCAGCACCAGTAAGGGTCTGCAAGGCATTGTCGTAGCGTATGGTCATGCTGACTGTCATGGGTTCTGTGCCCGATCCGTAGTTGGCATCGTTGTAGTTGACGCCTTGTAGATAGCAACCTAAAATAGTCCAGGTTTCAAGAGCTACAGGAGTGTTGGCACCGTTGCCACCGTCTAACACTTCAAACACCGTGGTAAACTTGTAGTCAATGCCCGATGCGGCGCTGCTTTGTTCCAGGAAGTCCAGTTGTTTCTGCAGTTGCTCACCTACCAAGCGGCTGACATTACCGCCTGCATCATCACGTACCTGACAAGTAATATCGGCCCACGAATGCTTGCCAGCCAAACGGATTGTGCTGTTGTAGATGGGCAGATCAATGTTGTCAAATGTCACATTAGGACGTGTAAAATCCATAACCTGTTTGGTCAGTTCTGTTGTGGGCTGGCTCACGCCCAGATTCAAAAAAGTCACACGAAAGCGGAACTTGAGTTTGGGCATCAGCAGACCTTGGGCTGAGTTGCTTTGATCGCTAGCCAGCGGTACGGTCAGTTTAGTTAATGATGCTGTTGACATTTAGTGTTCTCCTGATATGCAGTTATTTATGGTCATGTTAGGCCGAGGCTTGTGCCGCTATGGTTCCTGTGTTCTGTATGCGCATTGGTATGTAGATAAACTCTACTGCCTTAACCGGTTCAATGGCTATGTCCACATACAGTTCATTGGCATCTATGGTAGCTGGTGTATTGTTGGTCAAATCACACACTACCAAGAAGTCATAGAGACCGCGCTTGTTGACCAGATCCACCATGAGTGCTGTGATCTGGTTAGTGATAGAGCTACGAGTTATAGTATCGTTGGGTTCAAACAAGTACTGATCTCCAATGATCTCCAGGCGTCCACGTATGAATGCTACCAAGCGTGCCACGTTGATACGATCCAGTGCAGTGGCCGTGCCTTGCAAGGTGTGATTACCAAAATTGGTTATGCCTGTGCCAGGTATGAACGTGATTGGGTTAACATTGTTCGAGTACAACACATCACGCAGACCTTGATTTACGCCCAACGGCTGGAATTCACCAGTTTGAGCTTGTAGGTAACCAATCTGTAGAGCATTGTCTACCACTCCGCGACGCAAGCCAGCTGGTGCAAACCAAGGGAATGCCACAGCATCGCTGCGTATGATAGTGCGCAACATCATGTGACTTGGTGCAGTTACCACCACGTTTCCTGTGAGATCGGTTGTGGTACAGCTGGGGTAGAATGCAGCGCCATAAGGATCGCCGGCGGTCAAAGCTCCATCTCCGGTGCTGAGTCCCAGACCGTTGTTGTTGGTGGCCCAGGTAACAATTTCATCAGGCGTCAAGCGCAGTGGTGTGTCTACCAAACTGAAGCCGGTGTTGCCACGATCGTTGTTGAGCACTTCCATGTTGGGTGCCAGTTCTGGATAGCTGACGCAGGTGATCAGGTTGAACTGTGCTTGATTTTCACGCAGTTGTGTGCTGGTATCGATAGCCACTCTCAGTGCCTGCACAATGAGATAGCGTTGTGCATGGCGACCCATGTTGGGGCTACCATCGTTGCGATTGGCTGAAGCTGTGACCCAAGCATCGGTCTGGCTAGGCAGTACCAATGGTGATGGATAATCCTGCGAATTAAAGTAGTTGACCTGGAACGATTTCACGTTGAAGCCACTTCTGCGTGTATTGAACAGCAGGATGCCTTCAGGATATAGCTCAGGATCAGGTGCGTCAAGATCCAAATAGTTGCTGGTAATCAATGGAGTGCTACCAGTGGCTATGGGTGGAATAGGATCTGTGATAGGATTGGTAGTGCCATTGGGTGCCCAACGTGCATCAGCAAACAACACACCATTGATGGTAGTCTGATCAGTGTTGTCAATACGTACCCACTGATTTTCGCCATCCACATTTTCCCAACGATTGATCAAGGGATAATTTTCTAGATCACTGGTGTCAATCCAAAGGTCACCCAAAGCCAAGGGGCTTTCTGCTTCATCGGTCTGTGTGGTTGGTGCTGTGGTGCTGAATATGGGACCGGCGGCATTGGTGTCGCTGAGATCAAATCCACGCACGTCGTTGGTCACATTCTGATAACCCTGCCATGTGCCGTTGTTTTGAATCATGATGTCCACTGTGGTGGCATCGCTGTAGTACCAGTAGGTGCCATTTGCGGGATCCACATTGGGTGCGTTGGCACTGGCTGTGTAGGTAAATGTTGGAGTTCCTACCCAGTTGCTGAGTGTGAGTCCTGAACCAGTTACATCTGTTTGACGTATGCCTGTGGTTGCTGTAGTAAATCCTGCATCAGCCAGAGGTGTGTTGGCACCTTCTACCAAGAAAATGTCTCCTCCGGTGGCATGTGTAAACACTATTGCTCCATTACTATCAACAGTAGCACTGACATTGGGCACATTGGCAGCACTCACAGCGGCCTCAAAATCTGCGGCAGTTGTGCCCAGTATGGTCACCGTGACGGCGGCTGCCACTGTGGCTGTTTCTGGCTGTGTGGCAGCCAGAGTAAATGTGGAGTTGGTCACAAACACTGGAGTTGAATCTGTGCCTGTAATCACCGTGGCACCAGTGGCCACACGTTCCAGGATCAGTATGGCACCTGTGTTGTTGTTGTAGGGATCAATCTGTGCATAAGTTGTTCCTACCGGAATACTTTGTCCGCCGTTGATTGGATCCAAGGCATACAGGGCTGCGGCGTCATCGGCATATACTGTGCAACTCTGCAACACAAACGTGCCCAGAGTGGCATCATAGCGTTTGATCTGCACCAACATGCCTTGATTGGTAGCATTGGTTTGTTGGAACACACTGCCAGTGGGTTCTGGTTGTGTGTCTGTGCTACGCCATCTTGGTGCTTGATAGTTGGCTCCTGGAAAATAAGCCGGAGCAGCATATTCACCGCCGGTGATACCCAAGGTGGCCAAAGGTGTGCCAGAAATGTTGTTGATGGCTATAACCCCAGTGCCTTCTGTGGATCCGTCATTGGTGGCAGAGCTGTCTGCATACAGTGTGAGTTTACCGCCAATGTTGGCAGCATACACACCACTGGCATTGAGAGCAGCATTGATGCTGGTCACCAGCTGTGTGACTGTGTTGTTGGGACTGGCAGCCACTGTGATTACAATGTCATTGATGCTGAAACTGTTGCCGACAGTCAGACTGGAGGGAGCTAGAGTACCAGCTATAGTGGCCCAGGCTGTTTTCCATTCGTCGCTGCCTACAAGCACCCAGGTGTTGTATAAGTCACCGGCGCTGGCACCGTCTTGAATCCATCCAGGTGCTTGCGCTGTGGTAGGGCCGCCGCGCTTGTAGTAGATAGGATTGTAAACACTGGTGGCAGTGACTGCGTAGTCACCAATGCTGCCATAACTGGCCAAAGGTACTGTGCTACTGGTCTCCAGGAACACTGTGTCAGTGATCACACTAGGAGTTTTGTTGGTAAATGCTGAAGTGGTCTGATTCCACTCCTTGATACCAAAGGTGCTGTTGGTAGTATCAAACCAGTAACTGTTGGCGGCCGGTGCTCCCACTGGACGATTCAGCGTGGCTGTGAGTGCTGCCAGATCTATATCAGCACGTTGTACATAGGCCAAGTTTGTTACACCCAGCGCACTGTAGCCAGCTAATAAACCGTATTCATTAAGTTCGTAGCCATTGATGGGTGTGCCCGAAGTAGTGTTGTAGAAAAAGGGCACGCCAAACGTGCTCAAAATATCGCGCTGACTGGTCATCAGGTACACTTTATTGGCATTGGCAGCCAAGGTACCTGGAGCTATTCCAGTACCAGCACCAGAAATCTTGTTTTCTGCAGTGACGATCAACAGATAAGGCGTAGAGCCTGCAGCAGCGGGAGTGTAGTTGCTTTGATCAATAACACTAACTTGTACACCTGGGGATAATAAGGCCATAACCAATTCCTTTTTTAATATAAGATATTTATGGTCTTGGCAAAAAAAAGCGACGGCAATATCCCTTTGCAAAGGTTTTTGATAGTAAATACAGCATGAGACCCAAATGTCCGGCCTGTAATCAACGACTATGTGCTGTAAACTATCGGCGTGCAGGAGTTACCCACTACCGCACTAGATGTGACTGGTGCATCAAAAAAGCACGTCGCGTGCCTCAGCCTGCACCGCGTTGGCGGTCAGCAGGCTACAAGAAAAAAACTATCTGTGATCGCTGTGGATTTCGTTCCAAGTATGCCGCACAACTCATGGTATATCATGTAGACGGCAATCTCAACAACAACACCATGCGCAACCTCAAGACCATATGTCAAAACTGCTGTGTGGAGGTCAACCGCCTGGATTTGACCTGGGCGGTTGGAGATCTTGAACCAGACTTGTAATCTGTGCATACAAGTGATCCATGGTGCTGTTGTTGTCTATAACCGCATCAAACTCAGTACCAATCCAAGCAGTTTCACTGGCATGAACTTTGTATTTGGCCAATTGATCTTTGCTCAATGACCAGGTGATGTTTGTGGGTCCTGCGTTGACAGATTCAGCCAGTGGATACCATTCGGGCTCTGGGCCTCTAACTACTCTAATAACCAATCCCCCGGTTCTTTTAATAGCATCAATTTCGTTGGGGAATCTGCAATCACTGATGACCACATCATCTGTGGTTTTTCGCAGGCGATTTTCCAGGCTGGCTATCCAGGTATCGTCGTGAAATCCTCTACGCACCACTTCGGTACCCCAATATTGTAGCACCCATCTTGGTGTTAGATCGGGCATGCCCAAGCGATTAGCCCACCAGGCGTCCACTTGCTCGCGCCATTCTCGGCTGTGCCGTGTGCGTCCTTCCAGCAGTTCGCGGTCCCAGCCAAATACACTGGCCACAGCATCTTTCAAGGTGTTGGCAAAACTTTCACGTCTGAACTGATGTATGTTTACAAGATAGTCTGCAATGGTGTCTTTGCCGGCACCTATAAGTCCGCATACTCCAATAATCATCTAAGTTCCTTTACGTTCAAATGTCTAAGTGTGGCCTGCAACATGTCAATCTGTCTACGGCAGTCTTCAAGAGCATGATGGCTGGTAGCAGGGCGAGGTAGCCCAGGCCATAGGCTGTAGATGGTTCTGGCATCACGCACATTGTAGAACTGCCAAGGCAGAGCCTTGTTGTAACTCTTGTAGGCATGTTCCAGAATGTTCATGTCATAGGTGGGACCGTTTGCAAATATAAATTTGTGTTGCCAGGCTATTTTATACAGGCTATCAAGTGCTTGGTCTAGATCCACACGCCCTTCTTCCATGAAGGCTTCGGTCTGTGCTTCTTTCTGAGTCGACCACCAATCCAGCGTGCCTTGTTCTATGGCGCGATTTTCCTGGCTTTCTAAAGTGATCCTGGCATAGTAGCAACGGTCATAGTAGCCTGTTCCAAATGGATTAAAACTCTGTGCTGCTATGGTCAAGATGGTGGCATCTGGTCCAGTGGCCAGGCCTTCTATGTCGATCATCAAACTGGTGCTCATGCTAGATTATAGCATGTATTTTGGTATCTGTCTATGAAGTTTAGCCTATGACCCAGGTTATGGGTTGACTGCCGTCTACGTAGTTTTTGAGTGCTTCAATTTGAGCATCCATTTGAACCTGTGCTTCACCCTTCATGGCAGTTCCGTTGAGTTGGCTACCACCTTGTGGACCCGCATACTGTCCAAATTTTTCTCGGGCTTCACCAATGATCATCTTGCAGGCCGCAACCATGTAGTCACGTATCCATTGTTGGATTTGATAATCTCTCAGCAGGTTGAATTCGGGTTTGAGATTGTAGGTCCATAACAATACATTTTCGCCGGTGCCCTTGGGATCACGTATCAATTGCAGTTTTTTGGTCACAGGATTCCAGGTGTAGTTCATGTAAGCACCAAACATTTTGCCGGCCTGTTCCACATATTGACTGTAGAAGTCATAGGTAGCAAGGCCGCCGGCCACATTGAAGTTCATGAGATACACGTTTAAACTGGCCTGGCTAAATGGATCAAAGTTTGACGCAAACGGACCGGTGCTGTCACCAAAGGTTCTACGGAATATCTGTCGCACTGTGATCACTTCCTGCGGAAGATCATAAATGTTCACATCAGCAACCAACTCCAAAAAGCTGTAGCTTTCTTCATAGGCGTTTTGTGCCCGTTGCCGATAAACTCCAATGGTACGCTGATAAGCGGCCTCATAGTGTTCGGCATCCAGCTCAAGATCAACGATTTGATTGCCCAGTTGCAGGCTCACATAATCAAATAATTGTTGTTTAAGGGTTTCTGTGCTGGATTGATTTTCTAAGGCCATGTAGGGAACTCCGTGTTCCTGTATTTAGCTAGATTTAGAACCTTTGCGTACAGGATAGATTTTTTCCATCTGGTGGCTAGCTGGGCAAAATTTACACTGTGCAATCGGGTTGTCTAGGTTGGCAAAAAATTCTTCGTGGTATTCGGCAAAATTATCCACGGTAAGCGGTTTGTAAGCGTGTAGCAAGGTGCGATCGTTGTCGCTGATGCCCAGGTGGTGTTGATCATCAAATTCAGGCAATAGAGCAGATGGACCACACTTGTAAAATTTACCACGAACAAAATGATAGGATTTCCAATTAGCAAAAGCACAGGTCGAGTGTGCTTGTTCTGGGTCGCTGTCATGTAATGTATATCCGCCTTCAAATTTAGGAATAATCGCAGCTCCGGCAAATTTATCCACGGTATAAACATTGATCATTACGCCATTACTATCCTTAAATTGCCAGTCTGCACCCCAGAGATTTTGATCTTTAGCGAACTCGGTTACATCACCTTTAAGGAATTCGTAGATATCAGCACGAATTTGTTCAAAATCTTCTGGGGTGTGTAAACTAACTCCGATATGATTTTGCTCATTACTAACAGGAGATCTATAAAACATGGTTTCATATACTCCTTTTGCTTGTAGGAAGCGGGTGCCGTTGGTCAGCACTTGAACTTCAATACTGAAAAGATCATTAAGACCTGCCACCCAATCTTTGAGCGTAGGGTTCAAGAAGGGTTCGCCGCCCATGATTGTTATGGCACGTAGACTAACAAGTTTACTCCACTGCTCGTAAGTTTCCCGGTAGTCTTTCCAATCCTGCCAACCTTTAAAATCAAAGTTGTTAAATCTGTTACAGCGTTGACAGGTTAAATTGCAAACATTGGTTATATAGAAGTCTACTTTGTTAGGAATTCGATGCATTCCAATATTTAGCGGGGGTTTACCAGCTTTTAAGAATGATCAAATTCTCGTTGCCACGTCCGTTGAACTTGGTTTCTGTGGCTTTTATGTCCTTGAACAATTTACGAGCCGCAGGTTTACCACCTGCCAGTAGCTCTTTAAGCTGTTCTGCCGGACGGCGTAGAGTTTTTTGTACAGTTTGCATGGTATCAAAGCCCACTATGGCCGAGCCTTTGACACTGAATGTTCCTAGATGGACGTCGGCCATGACATGGATCAACTTGCGTTTTTTGGTGTCATACAACCAAGCTTCGCTGGCACCTACCAGTTGTGCTGGTGCAATACTTGACAGTTTAAGTTCGGCAAAGTCTTTAAGATACTTGAACTTGGCACTGAGTCGTTCAGGACTCACAGCTTTCTTGGCACGTGGCTTACGTTCCACTTTCTTGATCTGCACATAGTTACCACAATCGGCTATGACCTGCTCAATGAATTTGATGCACTGCTTGATCTGATTTTTGTTGAGATGTGCATAGCCTTCGACTAGATCAGCGTCCTCACCAACCAAAACTTCTTCAAACTCGGCCAATTTCTTTTTCCACACATCAGCAATGGTGCCTACCATGTTGGGGCTGATGTTCATGCCACGGATCTGTGCAATGGGTTTCCAGTCTGCGGTCATTTTGGCGCCGGCTGAGATAAAGTCATCAAACATGCCTTCTAGCTCGCCAGCACATTCCGACACCTTTTCACGCAAGTGATCTTGGATTGTGAGTTTGGCCACAGCAGTTTCGGCGGCTACTTCGTCTTTGTCACGTCGTGCTTCTTGTTTGATTTTTAGCATGCCGACAATCTGTTCATCAATGATGCACTGCTCATGCTCGTTGAGCGTCAGGCCCATCAAGGTCATCCTGCACACCCAGGCCGGGGTGAGTCGAATCTGGCTGTCTGGAATGCCACGCATGGTCTTGGCATCTTTGGGTCTATGATTGACGTCCAGGTACTGACACAGCATGTCTTTGGCATCTTTTTTGCCATAGTGATAGTTGTACCAGGCAAAGGCCTTGCTCAATGCACTGATGCGATTTTCTTCTGTGGGTTGGAATTTCCAGTCAGGTTCGTGCCCAATATATTTGGTTTCAGCACCTTTGGGATTCAAAGGTTTGATCACAGTTGCGGCTCGTGCGTTCATGGGTTCTCCTAGGTTATTTGATTATTATAGCATGTGACCCATTTTTGGTCAACCGTTTAACAACGCCGCAAATGTTAGGTGTTGCTCCAGATTAGCAATCAGATCACTAGCATTTTTCACCAATTCTCGATAGCGTGCGGTTTCCTTGTGTAATCTACGGCATTCCACGCTTTCCATGTCTGCAGCCACCATGGCCCGATCTACGGCCTTGATCATTTTTAACAGATCCTTACGGGCAACTTTGTTTTTGATTGTGGCTATTTGGCGTTCTGCACGATCCAAGCGTTGATATAATTCATCCATGCTTGTAATTATAACTGCTTTGGCATGTCAAGTCAATTTGCCCCATAAATACAAGACTATGCCACGCTTGAGCCTTTATCGTCCTAACCGAACCTACGATTACCAATATCTTGACCGCAACATCAGTGAAATGTTCACTGTGGGCGGCATTGATATCCTGGTGCACAAATATCTTGGTCCGCAAGGTGCTGGCACTGACAACGGCAACAATGACGCCACTATACCTAATTACAATTCAACAAATCCTTTGTTTATTGAAGATTTGTTGTTGTTGGAAAACCGCGACCGAGTGTATGCTCCTGATGTGTTTGTCATGCGTGGTGTCTATAGAACACAAGACATAGATTTTGATCTCACACAGTTTGGTCTGTTCTTGAATGGTGATACCTTGTTTATTACCTTCCACTACAACGACATGATAGATACCTTTGGTCGCAAGCTCATGAGTGGCGATGTGATAGAAATACCCAACCTGCGAGATTATCATCCCTTAGACACTAGCTTGGTCAAAAGCCTGCCCAGATACTATGTGATACAAGATGGCAATTTTGCGTCCGAAGGTTTTAGTCAAACATGGCAACCACACCTGTGGCGCATCAAGGCCACGCCCATGGTCAATGCACAAGAATACAGCCAGATCATTGACGAACCATTCATGCCTGAAAACATCTGGGATCCTGGCAATTTCTATCCCGCAGGCGAAATAGTCAACAACGGCAACACCTATTATCAGGCTGCACAAAATGTGCCGCCAGGCACGTCAATTACAAATACCACGTATTGGACGGTAATTACCACGCCCAACACCGTGGGTGACAAGCAAAGCACACGACCCAAAGACTTACAGATCAATGATGCCATACTCACTCAGGCCTATGAAGATGTACCACTGAGTGGGTATGACAATGTTAAATTTTACATTTTGCCCACAGGTCCCAATGGAGAACCTGCGTCAGCCGGGCTTACTGCCGACAACACTACCAACACCGTGGATGGAACGCAGACTGGCGAGGGTATCTCACCCAATGGCTTTGGTTATGCACAAGGGTATCTTACCGGATCAACCCATGCGCCCAATGGATTGCCGGTCACGCCTGGCACACAATTTCCGCCCACACCGGTCTTGGGAGATTACTGTTTGAGACTAGATTACTTTCCCAATCGCTTGTTCCGTTACAACGGGCAGGCCTGGTTGGCCATTACGGACAATGTGAGGACCGACTTGGATTATGCCACACAGGCCTTGACTCAGCGTGCCAGCTTTGTGAACAACACCTACACAGTGCCTACCACCGACATAGGCAACATACCCAGCCGCCAGAGTCTCAGTAAGATCCTGGAAATACAACCCGACAACGGTGATCAAGGTGGCAATATTACACCCGCCAACCCAAGACCTCCAGGGAGATAATCATCGCTCAGTTCTTCTACGACCAACAAATACGGCGCTTCTTACTACAGTTTGCTAGAGTATTTTCTAACTTTGATGTGGAGTATGGCCCTAACCAAGCCGGACAAGGACCAGGTTCAGACGTGGATACTCTGATCCGTGTGCCGGTGCGTTATGGTGATGCCAGTCGCCAGGCTCAGACTATATTGCAAAACAACTCGGCCAATGACATGCCGTCAACACCCTTGATGACCTTCTACATCACGGATTTGAAATATGATCGCCCCAGGATGCAGGAACCTTACTTTGTCAACAACATACAGGTGCGACAAAGGACCTATGATGCCGACACTGACACTTACGAGACCACGCAGGGCAATGCATTTACCATTGAACGTGCCATGCCCGTGCCCTACGAGATGACTGTAAATCTGGATATCTGGACATCAAACACCAATCAAAAAATGCAGTTGTTGGAACAGATCTTGACCTTGTTTAATCCGGGACTGGAAATACAAAGCACCGACAACTACATAGACTGGACCAGCTTGACTGTGCTGTATCTCAAGGATGTACGGTGGAGCAGCAGAACCATACCAGTTAATGCTGATAATCCCATAGATGTTGCCACGTTGAGTTTTACTCTTCCTATGTGGATCACTCCACCAGCCAAGGTCAAGAAACTGGGTGTGATCGAGCGTATCATAGCCAGTGTGTATGACGCACAAGGCGACTTGGTCAACTCCTTGACCAACAGCGATCTCCTGCTGGGTACACGGCAACGATTCACACCCTATGGGTATCAAGTCCTGTTGATTGACAACAAACTGCAGGCCTTGAGAAAACAACAGGTCATAGATGAACCCAACGCCAGTCTGGCGCCAGCCGATTCACCGTCTAGCAACCTGTTATGGCAAAGCGTGGTCAACTTGTACGGCACCTTGCGTCCGGGCATCAGTTACGTGACCCTGGAACAACCCGACGGTACAGAGGTCACAGGAACTGTGGCATTTGATCCCACCGATGATAGATTCTTGCTGTTCACGGTAAACGCTGGAACAGTGCCGGCCAATACCTTGTCGCCTATAACCGCGGTGATTGATCCTTTGGTCAGCGGACCGGGTTTTGGCTTGCCGGCAGCTGCCTTAGGTCAAAGATATTTGTTCACACAGGCCACTGGAAGCTATGAAAACTCAGGAAATACCAATCCCGACGCCTGGTCTGGCACAGGAGGCCAACCCTTGGTGGCTCAAGCCAATGACATAGTAGAATGGGATGGCGCCAGGTGGCAGATTTCTTTTGATAGCACCTCAAGTCTAGATAATATACAGTATGTCACTAATCTCACTACAGAAATACAGTATCGTTGGACCGGCTCAGCCTGGGTTAAGAGCTACCAAGGACTCTATGCAGGAGGCACATGGACTCTAGTATTGTAAATGCTGTGGGCGTTTGGTTCTACGCTGTAGATACCGGTCGCTATCTGTATCTCATGCGAGATGATCCAAAACATCCCGGGTCATGGGGCCTACCGGGTGGCAAGATGGAAACCGGCGAAAGTTTGCGTGACACCATGTTCAGAGAGTGCCAAGAAGAACTGGGTTTTGTTCCTGACTTCATGCGCCTGATACCCATTGAAAAGTTTACCACAGTTGACGGAGTATTTGCCTATCATACTTTTTATTGCAGCGTGGAACGAGAATTTGTTCCCCAACTCAATCACGAACATCTTGGATATGCCTGGATTGATTCAGGAACCTGGCCCAGACCCATGCACCCAGGCCTGTGGTCAACTGTGAATTTTGAAGCTGTGCAGAGCAAGATAAGTGTGATTGAGTCTACTGTTCACACATCACAGTAGCCAATGAAATCTCTATGGGTCATGGCCTGTGTGTTGGCAGGTTCCAACCAAGAATCATACATGTTGGTGGGTTCACCAACAAAGTAGAATTTCACAGCCGGGTAGGCATCAACCACATTTCTAACTTGTTGCGACCACGTGGCGTTTTCCACTGCGGTTTCTCGGTTGTAGCCCAGTAAAAATATTTCTTGATGGCCGTCAAAGGCTGCCAGATACGGCAAAGTGGCTATGTCCAACAGTTTGGGCGACAGCGGAATCAGATAAAATTCGCCTGGAGTGGCAATACATTGTCGAGCTGTGGTGTACACAATGTTTTTTTCTGTGTATCCTGATTCTTTCAAGTTGGCCAATTGAGAGGCACGTGTTTCCACAGCAAAGTCCAGGCGCATGGTGGTTGCTATGTCACCAGTACCATAGGTCTGTAATTTTTTTGATCCAAGTAAGCCGCCGCGATGTCGTTGGAGTCTGGCATGGTCAAATCGATCTGCGTCAAATGCCGACCCAATACAGACCGCACGGCCACTTATGTGATGATTTTCAATGGGGTTGGCAACAAATTCTCTAGTTTGTGTTTTTTTACCACCAGACCAGCGAGTCTCTACTACTACAAATTCGCCAGCGTAGTCTGTTCGATATCTGGCTTGCATCAGAATCTGCCCACAGCAACTTCTATTGTTCCAATCTGATTTGAATTGTAGGATTCAAGAGCTTTGCCAATGATACAACCAGGTTCGTAAAAATTTTTATCTAACGGTTGAGCCACTCCAGGTTGATCGCTGGCAACCAATCTATCACCCTTGGCTATAGTGCCAACTACGCTACAAGGCACACGACCCGTGAGTGCCACTGCTATTACATGTTCGCCGGCCTGCGCAGAGTTCATCAAATAACTGGGATTAGTTGATACAATGCCAGCCACTCGTGTTGAGTGATTTTGTGTAGAAATAGTAACTTCATTCATGCCGCCAAATTCAACCACGGTCCCTGGCTCGTAATTAGAATCAGCTAGATAATTTTCTGCCAAGTCAGCGTATTGTGCTGAGGTGGCCTTGGCAAATACAGTGTTGAACGTAGCGCCAGCGGCTCCAATATTGCCCACACCAGTGGCCTGTCCGTTACGTATATCTTTAGCTGCAACAATCACTCCAGTGCCGTTGGGTGTGAGCACAATGTTGGCGTTGGCTGCGGTGGTTTGGATGTCTAACTGTGCAGAATCTTGAATGGCACCGCTAATTATTAAATTACCGGCTGTGATGTTGCCTGTGGTCACAGTCAGGCTAGAGCCCGTAATGGCCGCACCGGTTATAGCACCAGTGGCCGTGATCAATCCAGCTGTTCTTAAGTTGCCACCCTGTATGTTGCCAGTGGCTGTGATCAATCCAGCTGTGCTGATGTTACCACCAATCACATTGGCAGCTGAGGTTATGGTACTTGTGGCCGAGATTAAGCCAGCTGTTAAGATATTACCATGTATGCCATTGCCAGTTGAACTCATTATGCCAGCTGTCAAGATGTTACCACCTGTAATATTGGCCGCACTTGTGATAGTACTTGTAGCACTGATTAATCCAGCTGTCAAGATGTTACCACCTGTAATATTGGCCGCACTTGTAATAGTTGAGGTGGCACTGATAAGTCCGGCTGTTTTAAGATTACCAGCTTGTACATTACCTGTAACACTTAGATTGGCACCAGTATTAACGTTGCCGGTGCCGTTTGGTGTCAACACAATGTTGGCATTGGCAGCACTGGTCTGTATGTCCAACTGAGCTGAATCAAGGATAGCACCCGACAACAACAAGTTGCCGCCAGTGATGTTACCTGTGCTTACCGTCAAGCTGGTACCTGTCAAGGCAGCACCAGTAATTGCACCAGTGGCACTTATCAACCCAGCGGTGCGTAGATTGCCACCATCTATGTTACCTGTGGCGCTAAACGCACCAACATAGGTCAGCGGCCCAGTGCCGGCGCGGCCAAGTTTGCCTGTAGAATCTGCATTACCAAACACAATGAACCCGTTGGCAGCATTTTGTTGACCTCTGATGCCAATGGTGTCAGCAGTGTTGATATCACCTATATAAGCGTCGTCGCCAACTTGGAAGTTTGTTCCGTTGCCGTTGTTAGAGGAAGATATAATGCCAGCAGTAAGAATATTTGTTGCTTTATTATACGTAAATTGTGCATTGCCACCAAATGCACCACCATCGTTGAACTGAACTTGAGTGTTTGATCCTCCTGGAGTGCCACCTCCACCGCCGCCAGCCAACAAGTTTGAACCTACTCCAACTGCCGCTGCTGACAAGTCAATGTATGCACCTCTAGAGCTGTTGCCCTGGAAAAATCTCAATTGATTTTGAAAAACATCAATGGTAACTTGGCCAGTTAAGGCAGTGTTGGCAGCAGGTATACCAAGATTAACTTGGCCGCCTTCGTCGCCAGATGATTGGGTTGACCATAGTTCTTTTCCAAACATATCTCCTGTGGCACTTACTACCCCAGCTGTGCGTATGTTGCCACCGGTGATGTTGCCAGTGGCACTGATCAATCCACCTGTTAGGATGTTACCACCTGTAACGTTTCCTGTAACACTTGCTGTTCCAGAGGTTACTGTTCCTGCACTGCTCACAGTCAGCACGTTGGCCGTGCCAGCACTACTTATTGTAACATTGGCATTGCTGTTAACTACTACGTTTGAAGTACCACCCGATATTGAGTTGGCCATGTAGTTTTGTGTAAACGTCAGGGCCGTGGTCCCGATCGTAATAGGATCATCGGTGATCAGTTTCCATTGGGTGTCGGCATAGATGGTACCTTCGGTGACCATCACAATCATGCCGGCTTCAATTTCACCGTTTTCGTTGCCATCGCTGGTTCTGGCCCAGGTACCATTGGCGCCCGAACCCAGTGTGGTCACAAGGTAAAGTCCGTTTTGACTGCCAGTAGTCTGTCCCGTGACCAAGATTCTATCATTCAGACTGAGATTGACACCATCTACACTGTTGGGGGCGCCGCCCGTCAAGGTAATGTTGGTGGTGGTAACTACCCGCGTAGATTGCTTGTAATCTAAGTTGAATATCTGCGCGGCACGCGGTTTGGTCAAGCCCATTGTGGTTCCCGTAATATCTAATATTTAGCCAAAAAAAACAGGACCCGCAGACCCTGTGTTTTACAGTTTGCACCTTTACACGCGGCCAACCACTACTTCTATCACTGCATCGCCTTCGCTGTCTTCTAAGGCTTTGCCAATCACTGTGCCTACTGCTGGATTGGCTTCGGCACGAGCCTTACCATTGCCAGCTGATACCATCAAGTCACCTTTGCGTACTGTGCCAGTTACACTTGTGGGCACACGACCTGTGAGTGCCACTGTGACAACGTGAGCACTTTCTAATGCGTCATTCATGATGTAGGCTGGATTTGTACTAACAACACCAGCTACACGGCGATCGCTGTCTATAGTATTGACAGTAACTTCTGCTGTGCCGCCAAATACCACTACAGTACCCGGAGCATATTCTGCATCTGCAGTATATTTTTCTGCCAAGTCAGCGTATTGTGCCGAACTGGCCAGAGCAAACACCTGGTTGAATCTGGTGCCAGTTGAACCAATGTTGCCTACCCCATTGGCATTGGTGTTGACAATATTACCGCATGATACGTTACCAGTTGATACAGTTAAACTGGTACCCGTCAAGGCAGCACCTGTGATAGCACCGGTGGCACTAATCAATCCAGCTGTACGAATATTTCCACCTGTGACGTTGCCCACAGCACTGACCTGCGTGCTGACAGTGACCATACCTGTGCCATTTGGAGCTAGAGCAATGTTGGCACTGCCGGCTGAGGTCTGTATGTCCAACTGAGCTGAGTCAATGATGGCACCTGACAACAACAAGTTGCCACCGGTGATGTTGCCGGTTGACACAGTTAGGCTTGTGCCAGTTAAGGCAGCACCTGTGATGGCCCCGGTGGCACTGATCAATCCAGCTGTCAAGATGTTGCCACCAGTGATGTTGCCGCTGGCACTTACTGTGGCGCCGGTTATACCAGCTGTAGCGCCTGCTAACACAGTTTGTCCACCTGCTGGGTTTGTGAATATCAATGCTGTGGCATTGGCACTGATTTGACTGTTACCCAAATAAATTGTGCTGTTGGCCAACCATATATCTTTCCAGCGATTTGTGTTTGTACCCAAATCATATGTGATGTTGGCAGTTGGTGTAATATTACCTGTCATTAACAAGTTGCCCGGAGCAAACACCGCCAAGTTACCTGTACCACCTATGTTGATATTGGCATTACCGTTAGGTGTTTGGATATCAAAACTGGTATTGCCATTTTGGATACGATCACCCAAGATGTTACCACTGAGTGTGGCATTGCCTGACACTGTCAAGTTGCCCACAATGTCTACCAGGCCTGGGCTGATGGTCATGACTGTGGTGCCGGCCACGTTGCCGCGGATGTTGCCGCCACTGGACACAATTGACATGTTTGACGTGCCACTGGTGATAGCAGTGCTGTTGATGTTGCCACCTAGAATAGTTCCGCTGACACTGAGGTCACCTGTGACATTGACCTGCGCGGCTGTATCACTTACTGATACTACCGCATTGCCTGAACTGTTGGTAATACTGGTCACTGTGGTTGTGGTGGTAATTTCACGCACATCAATCACGTCACCCGATGCCGGAGCTTCTGTAAATGTAAGCACGCAGGTTGGATCAGTTCCGGCCACTGCATAGGCCAGGGTTGGAATCTGCACCACACCGTTGATAGACACAATACAGCTATTGGTGGTCTGTGTGCTGCCTAGGGTAAAGGCCACTGTTGCTCCATCACCGGCAAACTGTTCATCAGCAATCACGGTAAACACTGGAGTACCAACCGATGCCCACGCACTGTTGTCGTAGACTTCTAAGGCATTGCTGGTAGTGTTGAAACGCAACATACCTGTAACGCCTGTGCCAGGACGTTGTGCAGTATTACCAACTGGTGTCTTGATCGAGGTGGTTGTGGCAAAGTTTACTATGGCATTGGTAATCTGTGTGCTGGCGCCAAAACTGGCTGTGCCTGTGCCGGCATCCACATAGAACACGTTGGCCAAGGTATCGCCATCTACAGCAAAGTCAGTGTCAATGTCACTGCCATTGATGGTGATCCTGCCTGCGGCTGGACCATCAATTAAGCCTGTGGTTAAAATTAGGTTGGCGCCTGTGATGTTGCCTGTGGCACTGATCGCACCCGGAGCAAGGAATGCTCCGCTCTGTGCAAATGTCCAGGTGTTGGCAATTGTGCCGCCTGTTCCAAGTTGCACAGTAACATTGCCACCACGATCTTGGGCTAAATCTGTTTGACTTGCACCTAATGTAAGATACGACCCAGCAAATGTGCCGCCCTGAACTCGTGCAGCACCACCTAACGATATCTGGCCACCTGGTAAAAACTGTGTTGTGTTAGCAGTGGAGGTTATTCCAATGATTCCACTTCCGTTACCCATTGAGATTTGTGTGTTACCCGCGGTATTGAGAATATTTTCAGCATATACATTACCAGAGGTACTGATTAGGCCGGCTGTTAACAAGTTACCACCAGTGATGTTACCAGTTACGTTCAATGCACTTATTACGTTACCACTTAAACTCAACTGATTGGTGCCAACGTTGCCCAATGTGGCATTGCCTGTAGCACTGATCAGGCCAGCTGTGAGAACATTACCGCCTGTGATGTTGGCCGTAGCACTGACCGTACCACCTGTGAACAGGTTGGCGCCGGTGATATTGCCGTTGGCTGTGACCACGTTGCCAACCTTGTTAAAGGTAAATCCTGCGCTGCCATTTAAAATATCACTGTCGTTGAATTGAATATTGGTATTGGCACCGCCAGCATCAATGTTACCGCTGATGTTACCAATGAAGTTTGCGGCTGTTACGTTACCTGTAAATGATCCCAGACCACCAGACAATATATTACCGCCGGTGATGTTGGCAGTGGCTGAAACAACACCACCTGTCAACAAGTTGCCACCTGTGATGTTGGCAGCCGATGTTATGGTACCGGTAGCCGAAATCAATCCAGCTGTTAGGATATTGCCACCAGTGATGTTGCCTGTGGCTGTGATCAAACCGGCTGTGGTGACGTTGCCACCAGTCACATTACCAGTGGCACTGATTAATCCAGCTGTGCGGATATTTCCACCCGAAATGTTGGCAGCACTGGTAATAGTCGATGTGGCTGAAATTAATCCACCTGTAAGCAAGTTACCACCGGTGACATTGGCAGTGGCACTAACTAGTCCACCTGTGAGTACATTGCCACCCGAAATATTGGCCGCACTGGTTATTGTTGATGTGGCGCTAATCAATCCACCTGTAAGCAAGTTACCACCGGTTATATTTGCTGCTGAAGTTATTGTTGATGTGGCGCTAATCAATCCAGCAGTCAAGATATTACCGCCTGTGACGTTGCCTGTGACTGTGATCAAACCGGCTGTGGTGACATTGCCACCTGTGACATTGCCCGTGGCAGTTACAAATCCACCTGTGAGTATGTTGCCGCCTTGTATGTTGCCAGTGGCGCTCAAACTTGTACCTGTAGCAGCACCAATATTGGGCGTGGTTAAATTGGCGCCGGCCTTGACAATGATGTTGCCGTCGTTGTCAAAGGCTGTGGTGTTGTTGTCAACTTTGGCAGAAAATACTGTACCATTTAAAACAAGACCGGCTGCGGTATTGGCTGTATAAACTTGGCTCTGACTAAAGATACCAAAACTAATGTTGCTGGTGCCAAATGTGATCACGCCTGCTGGTGCGCTGACAACAAACGCTGTGCCTGCGTTGACGTTACCACCCGTGGTAAAGAAGTAATCGTTGATACTAAAGGATTCTGCGCTGTCAGCACCGTATTGGTCGGTGTCAGTACTTCGTGTAATCACTGTGGTATTGGAATACACATACACACCATTTTGCACAGCATTGGCCTGATCTTTGACCAAGATACGTGTGCCCACAGTTTGAACGTTGGCTGTGTCAATAAGATTGAAAGATCCGGTTGTGGTCAGTGTTGCTCCAACACCATTGGCTGCGCCGTTGGGCTGATTGTAGGTAACTGTACCGCCGGTGGCAGTGGCCAAAGTAGTATTAGTGGCTGCAAAAACTGCCTCGTGTATGGTTATACCTGTGGTTGCAATAGTGTCAACATAGTATTTGGAGGCCACGTCATTGTCTTGGACCGGGGTCAAGTTGACCCCATTGACATAGGTATTGCCACCCAGCACAATGTTGCCAGTGCCGTTGGGTGTCAAATTGATGTTGCCGTTGGCCCCGATTGTGGTAATGGTGATACCAGCCGAACTGGCCAAGGTTGCTGTGTTGACTGCAAGTGCTATTACATTGCCTGCGGCACTGACAAACCCTGCAGTTTGAACGTTGCCGCTGGTGGCCAGACCCGCGGCTGAAATAAGACCAGGTGTAAGCAAATTACCACCGGTGATGTTGCCAGTTGCTGTAACTACACCTGCAGTGGTAATGTTGCCACCCGTCACATTGGCAGCACTAGTAATGGTACTGGTAGCACTGATCAAGCCCGCTGTGAGAATATTACCGCCTGTGATGTTGGCTGCACTAGTGATTGTACTAGTGGCCGAGATCAACCCACCTGTCAACAAATTACCACCTGCGATGTTGGCTGCTGATGTGATGGTGCCAGTAGCACTGACCAATCCTGCTGTGAGAATATTACCGCCGGTGATGTTGCCAGTTGCTGTAACTGCTCCGCCGGTGAGCAAGTTGCCACCGGTGACATTGGCTGCGCTGGTAATAGTGCTTGTGGCCGAAATTAATCCACCTGTGAGTACATTGCCACCGGTAATGTTGCCTGTGGCAGTGATTAGGCCGCCTGTGGTAATGTTGCCACCTGCGATGTTGGCAGCCGATGTTATGGTACTGGTAGCTGAGATTAGGCCCGCCGTCAGCAAGTTGCCGCCGGTAATGTTGCCCGAGTTGACCAAAGCGTTGGATGCTTTGTTAAATGTAAATGCGGCACTGGCTCCCAACAGGTTGTCGTCGTTGAACTGGATCTGTGTGTTGGCACCTGCGGCATCAATGTTGCCAGAAATGTTACCAATAAAATTAGTAGCATAAACGTTACCTGTACCAGATACCTGACCCGATCCAAACAAGATGTTGCCGCCGGTGATATTGGCTGTGGTAGTGATAGTTGACGTGGCTGAGATCAGGCCACCTGTCAGCAAGTTGCCACCTGCGATGTTGGCAGCCGATGTTATGGTACTGGTAGCTGAGATTAGGCCACCTGTGAGCAAGTTGCCGCCGGTGATGTTGGCAGTGGCTGAAACAACACCACCAGTCAACACGTTACCACCAGTGATGTTGGCTGCACTGGTTATAGTTGATGTGGCTGAAATTAATCCACCTGTAAGCAAGTTGCCACCAGTGATGTTGGCTGCTGAAGTTATTGTTGAAGTGGCTGAAATCAGGCCCGCTGTCAGCAAGTTACCACCAGTGATGTTGGCCGCTGAAGTAATAGTCGATGTAGCTGAAATCAATCCAGCTGTTAGGATATTACCACCAGTAATGTTGGCCGCTGATGTTATTGTTGAAGTAGCACTGATCAACCCACCTGTGAGTATGTTGCCACCTGTGATGTTGGCCGCTGAAGTTATAGCGCCGGTGGCTGAAATCAAGCCAGGCGTCAGAAGATTTCCACCGGTGATATTACCAGTAACATTGAGAGTGCTGTTGAGTATGTTGCCAGTCAAGCTGAGATTGCCAATCTGTAGATTGGCATAGCTGGTTATGGTGATCGTGGTGTTGCTTTCACCAGTGCTGGTAAAAGCTGTCACAAATGAGTCGGCGCTTTCGTCCCAGACAAATGCTATGTTGCTTTCGTTGCCGCGGAAACCCAGGAAACCAATGTCCACAGCCGGAGCACCCGAAGTCTGCGTGGAGGCCAATACAATAATTGGATCTTCAATTGTGGTTATGGTAGTGTCAATAGCAGTGCTGTTGCCCTGCACTGTGAGGTTACCGGTGACTGTAAGGTCTGATCCATAGGTCAGGTTGTTGGCTATCTTGCCAGCTGTGATGGAAAAATCCTGCAGTTTGGTACCTGCATTGATACCAACTTGTGTGTTGCCTGATGAACTATCAGTAACTTGATTATTCTTAATCCTGGTAACAGCCATACTATTCTCCGGTTATCGATCTCGTTAGCCGTGACATTTTGCGGGCTATGACTTATTTACCAGAGTTCAAAAGTTTGGCAATCTGCAGTTGTTTTTTTTTTGATTTTATTTCTTGGATAAAGCCTGGCTTGCTGCCGGTTTTTATAAGAATCTTATGTCTATAACGTCACCCGACGCCGGAGCTTCTGTAAAAACCAGATTAGCGCTGGGACTTGGGCTCATGTTGTAGGCCTGTGTGGGCACTTGTGTGACACCGTTGAGCATGACCAGCGCGGCAGCTGTGGTGGTGCTACTATCCAGAACAAATGTCACTGTTGATCCATCGCCGTTAAGGGTTTGGTTGGTAATGGCTGTACCGCTGCCGGCGACCCAATTGGAACCATCATATCCTTCAATTTGATTCAGCTGAGTGTTGATGCGAATCATGCCGGTGACTCCAGTACCGGGACGTTGAGCTGTGTTGCCAGACGGTATGATAAGAGATCCAGTACCTGAGACCTGCACAAATTGCGAGCCTGTGGCTGTAAGAGTAATGTTGCCGTTGGCTAATGTGGTAGTGATAGTGGTATTGCTGATCTGTAAATTTCCAATATTGGCATTGTCTGGTATGTTCTGCACACCCAAATCACCTACATATTCATAACCAGAAACATAAACTACGTTGCCAGCAGTAAGCACTGTTGGAATAGTTTCACCAATAAAGTTAAGTACACCGGCTTGGGTGTCAAAATAGTATTCGCCTACTCCGCCAATACCTGCGGAAAATATTTGAGTTCCGGTAGCCTGGATATTGGCGGCCGCAGACGGTCCTACAAATATCTTAGGCAACCAGGTGGCTCCTAATTCTTGAGGAATCCAATATTCAACATTACTCAGCCAGGTTGGATATATGCCACCAACGGGCGGCACTGTGGTATCTGCCACACACTCGACAGAATTGCCGTTTATTCTTGCATTTGCAATGTTGGCCACGGCCTGCGCCGTTGACGGAATCTGGTCGCTTTGCATCCAGATGATGTCGCCACGTAGGAACGCTGGACTGGCAATGCTTTCGTTGCTGGCGCTTTTAACTGTGCTATTGGCCGTTTTGGCAACGCCCTGCAGTTTTTTAAATAGTAAATCAACGTATTGTGCTATTGAGACGGCCATTAGTTACTCGCTGCCTTAAGTGAGAGGCCAGTTACTGATTGACCAGATGTTAATGCTACACGAATATAAATTTCGTTAGTGGCTGTACTGGAACTCGATACCGTACCAAACGTGCAGGTCTTACTGGTACTGGCCACCGTGGTGTTTAATTGTACAACTCCGCCCAACGAGCATCCGTCGCTGCCGTTACCGGGACTGTTGACTCCGGGATATCCACTACCAGCATAGGCTTGAGACATGTCAATCCATCCGTTGGCTCCAGAACTAGAATCTATTACGCTGCCGGGCAGTGCTACCCACATACCAGCTATGTTACCAGCATAAGTAATATCAAATTTACTCACAGCAGTTCTTACAAACGCAAATGTAAAGTATTGTGTGCCTGTTCGTCCAGCACTTAGATTTGGCCCAGCTGGAAGATAGCCAGTTGAATAGTTTGTTTGATCGTGTTTAAGTACACCTTGTACTCCACTGCCAACCACTGTGGCATCATATGTTTCAAGCGTGCTAGACTGGCTGTTGAAGGTGGCTTCACTGCCTGTGTAGACCGGGGTGTTTCCTGAGCCAGGATTTACAATACGCACCGCATTGCCTGATCCGGTGCCAACACCAGTAACCACAATGTTGCCTTCATCAATGGCAGTCGCTGTGCCTGATTTATATAATACTATGTTGCCAAGTGCTGTGGTCAATGTTAGTGTGCCTGTGGCATAACTATTGTTCACAGACATGCTTGGGCCAGTGGCACTGCCGCCAAACCCAGTGGTCACATTAGCAGTTGTGGTGAGACTTGCTGATTGAAACGAATTTAAAATATTACTGCCAACGTTGCTGGCATTGTAGTTTACACTTGATGGAGCAGCAAAACTTCCGCCGCTGGATCCGGAAGCCAGCACGTTTGATGTTGGATACATGTTGCCCGACACGTTGGCCACTGTTGTGCCAATTGCAAATTGATTAACGTTGGTATAATGCGGAATAGTACTGCTGTATAATAATGTTGTTGACCCCGGGGGAGTCATGGTGGTGCTGCTAAAACTGGGTGTGCTGGGACTTGAATTATCATAATACCAGCTGGCCACATTGGTGTTGCCTGCGGCAGAATCTGTTATGATCAGATCGTTCCATCCGGCTGGTGCGTTGCTGCCTGACACTGCCGCGCTGAACACATACCAAAAGCCTGCTGTGATATTGGCATTGGCACTGTTGTAATCCATGTTGTTGGTAATCACAAGATTGCTGTTGTAGGTTCCATTGGCTGTGGGACTGGCATTGGGATTCAGCGTCACATTGGCTATGTTGCTGCCGTTTCTGAACAGACTTATGGTTCCAGAATCTCCTGGCCCCGCGGTACTGATGGTATTGGTAGCATAGGTAGCCGCACGTCGTGCCGTGGACACTGTTGCGCCAGCAGCCACTGTCAAACTGTTGGCTGTGTTGTTGACCTGTGTGATGTTGGCCATGCGATACGAACTGACACTGCTGATTGCCAAACTTTGACTGGCTGGAAAAGTTGGCGGCGCTGGCGGAACAAGTTTGCCCAGCACTTGATTGAGCAAAGTAATACCGTTGGTAACTGATGTAGTTGTGGTCAATGTAACAGCGTTACTGACCAGGGCACCCTGACTGTTGGTGCCCATTTGAATTAAATTACCAAGAACATTGCCGCTGACATTGCCCACAGCCAGATCTACATAGAGTTTTGTAGTGGCATCAGAGTTGGCCACTGGGCCTGCCAAGTTGTTGATGTTGACATTGCCAGCACTGATATTACCTACATTGCTGATTACAATATTGCCCACTGTGACATTGCCGGCTACTTCTAATTTAGATACAGGACTGTTGGTGCCAATACCCACATTGGCATTGGCTATGGCGATATCTATGCCATCACGTTGGAGAACGTTGGCTAAAATCTGTCCTTGTATGTAATTAACTGCCATAGATTATCCCCGGTATAGGGTATTTAGCTGATCAAGTTTCGCTGTGTATTACGTTTATCACTGTGCCGTTGGGCGGCGCTGAAGTAAAGGTTATATTCAAGCCACCATCTACAGTGTAGGCTGTAGCCGGATCCTGATAGATTGATCCTATAAACACTATGATCTGTGTCGCAGAACTCTCGGCTACACTCATGGTAAACGTCACGGTGCTGCCGTCAGCATTAAAGTCGTCAACTGTGTAGCTAATTGCGCCAGCGGCACTGAGAGCGGCCCATATGCTGCCGTCGTAGAATTCCACCGCAGCCGAGGTAGTGTTGTAGCGTATCATGCCAAAGGTGGGATATTCGGGACGATCGCTGGCCGAGCCCACCGGCAGGCGCACTCCGGTACTGCCGCTTTGCAAGCGACGATTTTTTACATAATATCCCATTAGATCGTGGTGTAACTGGTGACCGTGGTCACTGTGTTGGCATTGGCCTGCACATTAACAAAATCTCCGTTGTTCAACAGTAATTTTTCACCGCCAGCATACAATTGATATGTTTCTAAACCTGTGAGCTCTAGAGTTGCCAACACTATGTTGGTGTTGCCAGCCGTGCCGCCCGATGGCACAACAAACACGTTGGCTGTGCAGGTGGCATTGGCAAAGTTACAAATGCTGAGAAATGTTATGGCTGTGTTGCCCGAGCTGGTGTAAACTGTATTACCGGCTGTGGTCACGTTGGCTATTTGAATGGTCATTGTTGTTCCTTAAAATATGATTGAAAATACTATGGCCTTGCTTTTGCTGACCAGTTCGTCTGCGGCAGCTGCGCTGGTAAAATACAGGCCTGTGCCACCGGCACTGACAGCATTGCTGAAGATGACCACGGCATTTGCCACATTGGCCGGAGTAGCCACATTGGCCAAGGCCTGGTGTCCAGTCAAGGTCAAACGATTGGTACTCTTGTTAAAAGTCAGATTGGCTGTGGCACCAAAAGCGCCGCCATCGTTGAACTGTATCTGAGTGTTGGCTCCGCCTACCGTGGCATTGCCAGTGGCTATGTTGGAATAGGAAGCAATGGGCGCACCGTTGGCAGACACACTGCTGGAAATTTGCCAGGCATTAGCGGTGACATCAAATCTCAATCCTGCGTAGGATGAGTTGGCAATTTTGGTGGCCACCAGACCCATGTCATTGACCGTGCCGGTATTGTTGGCGGCTACGATAATGAATGCATCGTTGACCGCAATTTCACTGACGTAGGTAATGTTACCAGAGACGTCTAGATTGCCGTCAATATAGATTGTGCCCACTCCGTTGTCCACGGAAATGTACCAATCACTGCTGATATTCTTGTAGGTTGCCATTCACAGATCCTTTGCCTTATTTATGCGGTCCAAGAACATGTGCAAATCAAGATGCTCTAGATTGCGTATACTTTCTAGTTCGGCCAGGCGTGCAGTGGTAGAACCGGTGACTCGAACAAACTGTGTGTTGTTGTGGTCTGTCATTACGCAAATCAGTTGTTTGAGCCAATTGCCGGTAAAAGTGGGTGCGGCTGTGACGGGTTTGTAGAATTCTGTGCCAGCATACAAATTATTGATGGTTTTTGAGGCGCTGGGTCCCATATCATAGCCCAGCATGTAGATCAAGTTGTTGCCTTGCATGGCTGCTAGGGCCAAGGCTATGGGTCCAGAGCTGTAGCCAAAATAGGGCTTGGGCACAGTTTGAGCACCCAGTCCGGGCAAGGGTCTGCGGGTGTAAAACTCGTGTTGGGCACTGTAACCACTTTTTTGTATGTGTTCGGCTATGGGCCTGTCAGTCGAGACCAACACATCGGGTGTGTGTTCTCGGTACAGGGCGTTGCATCCGTAAATGCGGCCGTACCGGGCTAGATCTACTAGATCAATGTCTCGACGACTGACGCCGTTGCCCAATACGAATGCTTGAGTCATAAAAAAATCCCCACAGTATGTAGCTGTGAGGATCCTGATGCTGGCAAAATTAGGACGTTACATTGTCCACTATGGCCAAGGTTACTGTTTGTTGCGCTGTACCAGATTTGATCACGGTGCCTTCGTCGGTAAAGAAGTTGGCTACTATGCGCACATCGTTGACGACTTGATCGGCTGCGTAGGTGCTGCCGCCGGTCCAGTCCAGCAAGAACTTATTTGTGAGCTTGCTGAGTGGTACTGCTGTGCTATCAGTCTGTGTGAATGTGATGGCCATGAGTCCAACTGCTGGTGTGACATCATTGTCCAAGACACAAACACCCACTGAGTTGGCAGTGCCGTCGCCGTCGCCTACTGTGGTGGCAGTGAACACCAGTCCAACTGCATAGTTTGCACCTGCGCCGGCAGATTCCCAGTCGGTGGTGCCTAGGGACACAATCTGATAGGCCTGGCCAACCACAAATGCGCCGCCAACAACTCCGGTGACATCGCCCACTAGATACTTGTGTGCGCCTTTTTGGCGTATGATATAGCCCTGTGCCACACCAAGGCCCGAACCGTCAGGCTGGGCTATGTTGACTATAACATCAACCCGAGGATTGGTAACCGAAGGTGTGTCTGTGGGTGCTGCACCACCAACCACGCCCAGATACTGGTTGTTGTTGAGAGTCTGTACTGGTGAGTTGAACACCGGATTGGTTAAACTACCAAAGTTTGGATATGCCAGATCAACTGAGACCGAGGCACCTGAATTACCAGAACCTGTAGAAAGTTTTTGAATTTTGAGAGGACGTCCCATTTTTGTTTTCTCCTTAAAGAAGCCCAATGCGGGTTCTAGCCGCTACGCGGTGGGATTAATCACCGCATAAAACGCAGGATTGCGTTGACAAGTATTTATGTCCTTGTACAAAATATAACCTGTACGCCAACATTTCTTAAATATTGCCATGAACACAGAAGAACTTATTGCAGCAGGAAATGCCTGCAGAGAAGCAAATGACCCCGAAGGTGCTTTGAAAAATTATGCTCAAGCTCTTACACAGGATCGTAATTCGGCATCGGCCTTCAACAACTATGGCAATGTGTTGAGAGAAATAGGCGAGCCTGAGGCAGCCATACCATTTTTGCAGAGAAGCGTGCAGTTGGTACCCACAGCCGCCACACCCAACTTCAACCTGGCCGTGGCCTTGTTGTTGAGTGGTGACTACGCTCGTGGCTGGCCACAGTACGAACATCGTTGGCAGTTTGAACATCTAGCTGGCACTTTGCCTGGTCACAGTCAGCCACGCTGGACCGGTCAAGATCTACGAGACAAAACTATCCTGGTCATACAGGAACAGGGTCTGGGCGACACCATACAGTTTGTGCGATTTGTGTTTGGCTTGCACAGTGCCGGAGCTAGAGTGATCCTGCAGGTCAACGACAATCTGGCGCCGTTGTTTGCAGGCAGTCCTGTGATACACCAAATTGTCGATGTCAAAGATACTCCCGAAGGATTTGATTATTGGACTCCCATAATGAGCATACCCGGAATCCAGGGTGTGACCTTGGACAATCTACCGCATCAATTGCAGTATCTGTCCGCGAGAGCAGATCTGGCACGGGTGTGGCAAGATCGCTTGGGTTTTAAAAAACGTCTGCGTGTGGGCTTTTGTTGGTCGGGCCGTCCTGACTCCTGGATCAATCGCCACAAGGCCATGCCATTTGAAGTCATGCTGGATTTGATAAAGCGCAACCCCGACTATGAATGGATCAACCTGCAGGTAGAATGCTCAAACGAGCAAGCCCAACAGTTGACTCAACAAGGAGTCCAACATTTTCCAGGCCTGGTGAACAATTTTGCTGATTCGGCAGCCTTGATACATCACATGGACGTTGTGATTAGCGTGGATACTGCTGTGGCACACCTGTCGGGTGCTCTTGGAAGACCCACCTGGATACCACTCAACTGGTATGGCACTGACTGGCGCTGGTTGCTGGCACGTGATTCAAATCCTTGGTATCCAAGTGCTCGATTGTTCCGTCAACCCAGCATGGGCGACTGGTCGACAGTGACCGATAAAATACATCAATACTTGAGCTGGTTCAAAATTTAGTCACAAAAAAACCACTTTGCAGTGGTTTTCTTGCTTCTTCCCATCCCTGAGAAAATAAACTGCGTTCTCTGATTAGGAGAATGACAAGTTTTGTACGGCAATCTCTCCGACATAGTCGGCAGCGTTACCAAACGAACTTGCTGTGTTGGTCAATTCAACGAAGCCATAACGTGTCATGAATGATACGACTGGTTCGAATGTTGATGGATCAAGAACAACACCGCTGCTCATTAAAGGAATATATGGGCAATAGAACGCGGCAGCATCTGCCTCGCTTGTGCCTTTATAACCTACCAACACACTAGCTGTGTCTGCGGCGTAGCTGTTGCAGAACACACGCATTGCGCCATTGAGTGTACCAACAAACTTGGTGTTTGTAGGTGCTTCAAATGTGCCTTCTGTAGTTCTAGCAAAAGCTGAAGTTGTTGCAGATTGCAATACTGTTAAAGATGCTGGAGATACAACAGCAAAGTTACCAGCGCCACGACGTGTACGCTGAGCGATCAAGTTAGCAACGCGGTTGATCAACACTGCCAAAGCGGCATGCTCATCACCAACGAATGTTGCTGTACCAGACACAGTAGCTTGGTTGTATGTAAACTCTGTAGCAGCCAATGTGCTCAAGCTCAACAGGATTTCTTGGTCAATCTCAGCTGTGATCTCTTGTGCAAGAGCAGCCATGATCTCTGCTTCAACGTCAATGCCATGCATGGCTTGTGCGTCTTGTGCAGATTCAAATGTCCAACGAGCTTGTAACTTGCGTGTCTTAGCTTCAACAGCTTGTTTCAAGATCTGCACGGAAATTTGCTTACCGCCTGTGCCTTCCATGTTTGCTGTGTTGTTACCAGTGTAACCAGTAGCTGTTGTTTGAGCTGTTGGAACTGTGGAGTACGCTGTAGCAATTGTGAATGGGCTCAATGCTTCTTGACCAGCTGTTACGCTGGTGCTAGCTGCACTGCTGTCTGTCAAGCTCTGGGCATAACGCACACGTAATGTGTGGATTTGACCAACAGGACCTGTCATTGGCTGAACACCAACCAACTCGTTAGCAATAACAGTTGGCATTACACGACGGATCACTGGCAGAATCACACGGTTTAATGTGGCGATGTTACCAGATACTGTGGAACCAGAAGAAGCGTTCTCACGCAAGTACTTCTTGGTATTTTCAAGGATTACACTCATTGAGCTACGCTTGGATCCGGATAAACCTTCCAAGAGTGCGTCTTTGGTTTCGTCCCAACGGCCTTCTAATAATTCTTGTGACATTTAAGTCTCCTTATTTTTATGTCTTGGGTTACAGCCCTGCCAAACGCTTGAGATCGATCACGTTGCTGACACTGTCAGCCGCTTGATCTGCATCTGGACTGCGGGCAGATTTATCGCCAGTGGCCACGCTTACAGTTTCTGTGATCACTTTACGGGCTTTCACAGTACCTTCGGCTAGTACAGCTGGTAGATACTTTTCAAAAGCATTAGACAAACGACTTGTCTGCACGCTTTCAAGCAAGTTCTTCATGATTTCGCGCTTCTCTTCGTTTAGAGGAGACAGCAATTCTTCCATGGCGCTTTCGCGTTGATTGGATTCCTTGATCATGCGGATCTCGCGTTCTTTTGATTCAACGAGAACTTTGGCTTTCTCGGTGAACTGGACGGCTTCGGCCAACTTGGCATCTTTGTTTGCAATGATGTCATGTAGTTTGCGCACTTCGGCTTTCTCATTGAGATGAGTGGCGCCAAATTCAGTGGCGTATGCTTCAAAGATTCTGCGTCCAAAATTGTTCTCGCGAGCAACTTGGATGTCTTCTTTGAGTTGGCTGAGTTCAGCCCGGAGATGTTGGCTAACAGCGTTGGACATTTTGCGGGCTGATTCTGTGACGAAACGGCCTTTCAATTGTTCCAACTTGGTGCGAGCTTCGGCCACTAGACGTACTTTTGTGTTGACCACATCTTGTTTGTCTTCGGCAAATTCTTGAATCTCGCGTGCAAGAGCATGAACAACGAATGATTCTAACTTGGTCATTCCGTCGTTGTGTGTCTTGCGATCTTTGCGCAGTTCTCCAATTTCCTCAGCTAGTTTGGTGATCATGAAGTTGTTAAACTTAGTAGCATCTTCTTTGATCCGAGCTTGGAATCGGACGCGGTCTTCGGCTAGAGCTTGCTTTTCAGCTTGCACTGCTTGGACTTCTGCGGTCAGACCGTCTGTTACCATACGATCCAGGGCTTCCACCATCACTTGTTTGTCATGCTCATAGCGTTGTGCAAACTCTTCGCGGAGTTCTACACGCACTTGTTCGCGGGCTTCGTTTAACTTGGTTTCCCAGGCCTCAGTAATTTCTTGCTGAGCTTCTTCGCTTAATAGTTCGCTATCTAGTAACGGTTTAATAGCATCTAACATGCTTATTTCTCCTAGATTTTGAGACCACGTATCAAACGCATTACTTCGCTTTGAACGTATCTCTGTGCTTTGTTGCTCTTGGCTGGGTCCCGGAACATTTCCAACAGTCTAGCTCCGCCGGCATGATTTAACAGGCCTTCGTAGATTGCTGTGGGATATGCGTTGGGAGCACTGGGCTGAGCAACCACATCTACAGTGACAATTTCAAAGTCACTGACATGTCCGTTGGCGTCGTTGACGTTACCGCTGCCACGACTGCTAACACCTAATTTCACGCCCGAGGTCAGCATGGTTTTTACCAGCTCACCCATGGGTGTGGGTAATATCTTTAATTTTCCATATCCAGCAGAACCATCCATCCACATTTTTTCAATCATGTGACTCACACGATCCAGGTTGATCTTCAAGTCTTCTGGGTGATCTACTTCACCCAGCACTGAATGACCAGTCTTGATCTGTTCGTTGACGGTGTCCACAGCCTTGGCTATTTCGTTCACAGGATATACTCGTTCATTGGCGTTGCGAACTCCGCCCTCAATGCAGATGCCTTTGAGGTAGAGATTCTTGCCGGAGCCATCCGCGGCTTCCTCAGACAAGATTTCTGCTCTTGCCTGAGTGAAGCTTAGATGTTCTCTTAGATATCGAGCCATATCTACCCGTTAAGCCTTGGGAAAGGGAGTTTTTGTGTTTACACCCGTGGCTTGTGCTGTAACTGGCTTTGGTGCAACAGACATTTTCTTGTCGCCACCTACGCTGTTTTGCACTTTGCCGATCAACTCACCAGCTTTGGGAGCTGGGCGACCTTGGGCTGTGTCACCTGTCATTTTGACAGGACTTGCTACTGCACCTTTTGCGCCGCTGTTGCTGGCGATAGGACCTTTGGTATTGGTGCCTGCAGGTTCAGAAGTTACAGGAGCAGGAGCCTTGGCAAGATTCACTGCTTCCATCATGCCAATTTCTACTTCTTCTTCGGATTCTTCTTCGTCGCCGTTGCTGAATTCTGCGGTTTCTGTGTCGTCCATTTCTAGGTCGTCGCCGCCCATTTTGTCGCCCACAGCATCATCGCCGTTGTCGCCCATGAGTGCTTCAAATTCGGCCATGAGTTCATCCAGCTTGTCTTCCAGGTCAACCACGCGATCTTCTAAGTCTTCGTCGCCCTCGGCTTCGGCCATGTCCATGCCGGTTTCTTCGGCTTCAACGGCATCGATGGGATCTTGATCACTCATCATTTCGTCCATGGACTCGTCCATTTTCTTGTCTTTTTTGTCATCGTACTCGATGTCTTTGGTGACTTTTTCGCCGGCTTTTTCAGCCTTGTCGTCTTCGTCGTGTGTGCTTTCTTCGTCGAGCTCTTCGGCTTCTTCTAGCTCGG